CATTAGATATGCTAGCAACAACGGACATGCAGCCGTTGTAAAGCTATTGCTAGAACACGGCGCTGACCCGAAAGCCGGTAATAACTACGCCATTAGATATGCTAGCAACAACGGACATGCAGCCGTTGTAAAGCTATTGCTAGAACACGGCGCTGACCTGACAGCTAGAGATAACACCGCCATTAAATGGGCTAGCGAAAACGGACATGTCTCCATTGTAAAACTACTGCTAGAACATGGCGCTGACCCGACAGCCAATGATAACTACGCCGTTCAATCGGCTAGCAGCAACGGATATGTAGCAGTTGTAAAACTATTGCTAGAACACGGCGCTGACCCGACAGCTAGAGATAACACCGCCATTAAATGGGCTAGCATAAACGGACATGCAGCCGTTGTAAAGCTATTGCTAGAACACGGCGCTGACCCGAAAGCCGCTGATAACCACGCCGTTCAATCGGCTAGCAACAACGGGCATGCAGCCGTTGTAAAACTACTGCTAGAACATGGCGCTGACCCAAAAGCCGGTAATAACTCTGCCATTCAATTGGCTAGCAGAAACGGACATGCAGCCGTTGTAAAGCTATTGCTAGAACACGGCGCTGACCTGACAGCAGGAAATAACTACGCTCTTAGATGGGCTAGCTACCATGGGTATGCAGCCGTTGTAGAAATTTTAAAAAATTGGATTGAAAATAATAAAAAGGCAGTATAAGGTAATAAATAAGACACAAAATGCCAAAAGGCAGAAAAAAGGAGCAAACATGCAAACATATTTACAATACACAAACATTTCAACAAACGAACTAAGAAAAAAAGAAGTTCAAAACTGGATTAACACCACTTTGGCCGCATATGCTAAAAAAAATGTTTTAAACCAAACTGAAGTAGAACACATTTTAGATTATTTATTGTCAGACAAAGCACCATCAAGACTGCAAAAAATGAGTTATGAGCAGGCAAAATCCGGCACCGACAAATGGAATGCTGCATTAGTAAAAAAAGGAGCAAACATTGTAGAAACTGAAGAAGATGTAGAAGTTGTATTACGCACAAGACCAGAAGAGCCAGAAGTTTTCAAATATGTTAGGCTAAAGACAAAAGCTGCATATGACCGCGAAGGTAACCTAATGCGTCACTGCGTAGGCTCTTATTACGGAAAATCAGAAGTAGAAATATATTCTTTGCGTGATGGTAATAACATGCCACATTGTACTATTGAATTGCAGAAGTCTGGTAATCGCATTAATCAAATTAAAGGTAAGGGTAATGGTCCCATTCATCCAAAATACATTAAATTTATCCTTAAGGCATTACAATATCATAATCTAGATATTAATGAGCGAGAAATGGAGAATTTAGGGTACATTTCATTTGATGAGCAAGAAATGCCGTTTATTAAACAGAATTTTGCAGAATCAGAATTAAAATTTGTTGTATTTAAAAATAAAACGTTTTACTATACAGAGTGCTTTAAATAAGCCTAAAGGAGTTTTATGACAATTTCAAGACAATTAAGACAAAAATTATTTTTTAAAGCATGTGAAAAAGGGCTAACTAAGTTGGCAGCTAAATATATAGAACACGGCGCTGACCCGAAAGCCGGTAATAACTACGCCATTAGATATGCTAGCAACAACGGACATGCAGCCGTTGTAAAGCTATTGCTAGAACACGGCGCTGACCCGAAAGCCGCTGATAACCACGCCATTCAATGGGCTAGCGAAAACGGACATGCAGCCGTTGTAAAATTATTGCTAGAACACGGCGCTGACCCGACAGCAGATGATAATTACGCCCTTAGATGGGCTAGCGAAAACGGACATGTAGACGTTGTAGAAATTTTAAAAAATTGGATTGAAAATAATAAAAAGGCAGTATAAAGTAAATATTGGAGGCAAAGTGTCTATTAGAAAATTATTAAATTTTAGAATTTTGGAAGAGGAAATTTTAAGTCTATTTAGACAAGGTGTAACCGATAAAGACGACCTAATGTTTGAACTATCTAACACATCTATTTACATGCTTCCATCAAAGTTCTTTAACAACAAAGAATTTGACTCTGAAGCTTTCATGTCATATTTGGAAGAAGTGTTAGGAAAATTTGAATCTCGTAAACTAGTAGAAAACATATACAAGTCAAAACTAATTAGTCCAGAAAATGAAAAAAAGTTTATTATCTACAATCCAAAGTCTGACACAATGCATGGAGAAATTAACACCATGACAGTAAAAGAGCTACTAAAAGGAGAGCGTTACAAAAGCTTGGTAATGTACGGTCTATACGAGGGCTATAATCCAAAGCTTAATAAGCGCTTTTATGAAGAATACGGTAAACAATTTTTTAACTGCTATCAACCGCCAGAATGGCGTGAAGAGAACTGGTATAAAAATGTTCCTATTACTGAAGCACCTATTCCAGAATGTTACCTAAACTTTTTCCGACATTTGACAGACAATAGAGAAAATGACTTGAACTACTTTTTGGACTGGCTTGCAATTTCCTTGCAAAAAAGAAATTTTACTTATTTAGTAACCGTTGGTGCTCAAGGTGTTGGCAAAGGCATAGCAGGAAAAATCATGAAAGCTTTGCACGGCAATGATAATTTTGTAGAACTAGGAACATCAAACTTAAAGAAACAATTTAACAAACAACTGAAAAATAGAACATTAGTATATTTTAATGAAGCGTTGGAAATTGCTGGAGAAGTGGCAGAAAAAGTGAAACTGTTAAATGAAGAGACCATGGAAGTAGAACTAAAAGGAGTTGATGCAGAAGTTACTAGAAACTACGCCAATTACTATTTTAGCTCGAATAACTACGATGCATTTCAAATTGATGAAGGCAACCGCCGATTTTCCTTCATTGACTTAACGGACAAGAGATATGATTATGATAAGCAAAATGGGGCAGAGCTGTTTAAGCCAGAAAACATTAAGCAATTTGCATATCATTTATACACAAGACGCTACAATCCAAAATGGGAAACTTATGTATATAAGTCAGAAACTACAGAACTTATTTTGGAAAGTAGGTATTCGGAATGGCAAGTATATATTTTAGAAGATTTTTACAGTAAATACTGTGGCAATTCTATTTCAATTAAGGACCTAATCTCACATTTAAAAAACAAAAACTACTGGGTAAAATGGGGAGAATTGAGAAACTTTTTACTGAATAACAAAAGTAAATTTGGCATTAATTCTAAAGCAAGCCCAAAAGATGCTAGTTTATTCTATGATTATTCAAAGTTACAATTAAGTAAAGATGTTTCAGTGCTTGAGACAACAGCTAAAACAACTTCGCTACTAAACATGAGGTAATTCATGCAAAAATTATTTTTTAAAGCATGTGAAAAAGGGCTAACTAAATTGGCAGCTAAATGTATAGAACACGGCGTTGACCCGACAGCCTGCGATAACTACGCCATTAAACGGGCTAGCGAAAAGGGACATGCAGCCGTTGTAAAGCTATTGCTAGAACACGGCGCTGACCTGACAGCAGGAAATAACTACGCTCTTAGATGGGCTAGCGAAAAGGGACATGCAGCCGTTGTAAAGCTATTGCTAGAACACGGCGCTGACCCGACAGCACAAGATAACTACGCCATTAAACGGGCTAGCGAAAAGGGATATGCAGAAGTTGTAAAGCTATTGCTAGAACACGGCGCTGACCTGACAGCAGGAAATAACTACGCTCTTAGATGGGCTAGCGAAAAGGGACATGCAGAAGTTGTAAAACTATTGCTAGAACACGGTGCAACTTTATGAGTGCATTAAAACACATATTTACAGAGTCTGACAAAGTATTTAGCTGTGATTTAAATTCAGAAGGAGGAACTTTTCGTACTCAAGTTTGTCAACCCGACAATCTCGAGCCTAGAAACTTTTTCTGCATAAACCCCATTCGCGGCCAACGTAGGCTTAAAGACCAAATTGCAGCGTATAGAAATTTCTTGTTTGAATCTGATACTATGCCTATTGCTGACCAATATTTGTTGGCAAACGACCTTAAACAGTCTGGATTGGTAAGCATGGCCACATTCTCAGGCACTAAATCAATTCACTTTGTGGTATCTGCGGCGGACAACTTAAATCTTGGGGAACCAGGTTCTGACACGGCTAACGACAAATATCGCAGAATTTGGCTAGGACTTGCTAAACAGCTTCAGGAACTTGGACTTTCTGGTATAGACCAGTCTAACAAAAACCCAGTAACGCTTTCTAGAATGCCAGGAGCTATGCGCGGAGAAGTTGAGCAGTCTTTGTTATTTATTGGGCCACTACAAACCTCAGAGTTCCTGTATTCAATTGCGTTGCCAGAAAGACAACAAGAACTGCGTCCAACATCAAACGTTAATTCTTTCTTAGAGCTGGAAGAAGTTTTGAAAAAGCGTAAGCATGAAAAGTTAAGAATGGCAATTCAACATCCCGGTAATTACATTAATAATCACAACGGGAATTATCCTTTACTATTTAGATACGCTGCTTGGCTAGTAGACGAAACAAATGCACCACTTGATGCTGCACTTTCTTACTTTGAAAAATATTTGGTACCACATCTACATGCGAAAGCATATTTTAAAGATTGGAAGAAGCCGATTATTGGAGCTTATAGACATAAAGGAGTTTTATGACAATACCTAAAGAAAAATTACAAAATTTACTTTACAATTCCTGTAAAAAAGGACTAACAAAACTGACTTCCAAATGTTTAGAACACGGCGCTGACCCAACAGCAGATGATAATTACGCCATTAGATGGGCTAGCCACAATGGACATGCAGCCGTTGTAAAGCTATTGCTAGAAAACGGCGCTGACCCGACAGCCAGTAGTAACTTGGCCATCAAATGGGCTAGCGGAAACGGACATGCAGCAGTTGTAAAATTATTGCTAGAACACGGCGCTAACCCGACAGCCGGTAATAACTACGCCCTTACAAGGGCTAGCTATAATGGACATGTAGCCGTTGTAAAGCTATTGCTAGAACACGGTGCTAACCCGACAGCCGATGGTAACTGCGCCATCAAATGGGCTAGCTATGATGGACATGCAGCAGTTATAGATATTTTAAAAAAACACTTGACGGAACAAAAATTGCAATCTAATATAGGATAAACAAGGAAGTTTACATGGCAAAATTATTAGAGTTAAAAAACACTAAAAAATGTAGTAGGTGCAGTTATGAAAAAGAACTTTCTTATTTTGGAAAAGATAAATACACTAAAGACGGACATACCGCTGCTTGTAAAACATGTAGAAAAATGGACGCCGACAACTATAGAAAATACAATAAAGATAAAATCAACGAAAGATATAAAAATGATAGAGAAAATTTGCTAAAAAAATCAATAGCCTATAACAAAACGCTAAAAGGCAAATATAGAAGATTAAAAACTACACAAAAACTTAAACACAAGGAAGATAATGTAATAAGTTATTTGGAGTATATGAAATTAGTATCATCCAATAAATGTCATTATTGTGAAAATAGGTTGCCAAAACAAGGAGCCGGTATTGATAGAATTGACAGTAGCAAAGGATATGTTTCTGGAAATTGTTTACCATGTTGCACAAGCTGTAATCATATGAAAAATGATATGGATTACTATGAGTTTTTAGAACATGTTGAAAAAGTTTATATAAAGTCTGTATTTGGAAAAGAGGAATGTCGTGAGTAAAAAATTAGAAATAGGTATTAACAAATATATTTCAAATGAAGAATATCATAAAGATAGGGAATTTTTATCTTCCAGTGTAATTAAAGTCTTATACCACGATGTAAAAAAATATGAAGAAGAGTATATAAATGGGAACAAAGAGTTAAAAAAATCAGCTTCATTAGACGAAGGTACTGCCATACATACTAAAATACTAGAACCAGAACTTTACGATTCTCAAATAGTAGTATATCCAGAAATGAAAAAACTTGGACATGCATACAAAAACTTTGAACTAGAGCATCCCAACAAACTTATACTTTCTTTATCCCAGTCTATGAAAATAGAAAAAATGCATAAAGCATTTAATAATAGAGCTGAGGCTGTGAGCATGATAAACTCTTGTGAAAAAGAATTTACAATATGTTCGGAAATAAGTGGAGTAAAAGTAAAAATGAGAGCAGATGCAATCAATGTTGAGCAGGGTTTTATAGCAGATATAAAATCAACATCTTATTCTTCTGAGCTGGAAGTTTTTAAAGAAAATGCATATTCGCAACTTTTATCATACGATATATCCGCTGCTTTATATACAAAAATAGCTAGTCAAATTTACAATAAGCCTTTTGATTTTTATTATATTGTAATATCGAAACAAGACTATGTTTGTAATATTTATAAAGCAAGCCAACAGTCTTTGTTAAATGGAAATAATAAAATAAATAAAGCATTAGAAAAATTAATATATTTTCAAAAGAATAACAAATGGCCAGAAAATTCTATAAAAAAGAATTTTAGCAGCTCTAAATATGAAATTTTAGAAATCTGAGGCGTATGTGAAAAAGTTGAAAAAGCAAGAACGTTCTTATTATGCAAAATTACTAAGAAACATTGTGCTAAATCCAAAATCCATTTTTTACGAAGATTCATTTCTGATAAAACAATGGATTAAGTTGCAAAAAGCGGACAAAAAAGGTAGCAAAAATGGCTGATGCAAAATTTTTTAAAGTTCAAATTTATGATGATGAATGGTGTATTTACAAGGCCAATGAGCATGATAACATTATAGTGGAAGACGGTTCTGCTGCTGAAACTGATTTTTACAAAAAACATATTACATTTAAAGAAACCGATATTTACACTGTGAAACATGAAATCCTACATGCTTACCTAGGGTATTGCTACATTCAAACTGCCGATTTGACAGCACATCAGCTTGAGGAAGTCGTGGCAGAACTGTTTTCTGACAAAGGATACATCATACTTAAGAAAGCAGAAGAAATTCACAAAAAACTGAAGGACTTGTAGAAAAAGTGTTGACAGGAAAAAAATGCAAATATAAGCTAGAAAAAAGGCGGCAAAATGGCAAAAAAGAAATACGGCGAACTTGAAACATTGAAGATAACTGATGCCGACTATGACATGATTTATTCCGTTGGGTATGAAGACTGTATGTTAGACTGTAAGACAAATCTAACTTCCTTAGTAGAACAAATTGAAGAAGACGGCTCAGATGCTCTAGAAATGCTGAAGGGATTTGTTGAAGGTATGAATGATGCACTAAGTAACGTAGAAAATAAGCAATAATGGAGACTAACATGATAGATAACATTAAAACACTATTTAAGCATGTAGAGACAAACAAACTAATATCATTACAAATGTTAGATAGTGGAGAACTATTAGAAGCAGGATATTCTAACTCATTAGGATTTTATATTTTATTAGAAAATGAACTAATTTTATTTAATAAGGTTGAAAAATTTTTGGAATTTTCTGAGAAAAAATTAACTTATATTGGAGATATTTAAAATGTCTGAAAAAGCAAAAAGACACAATGCTGGTAAGTTAAGATGGAGAAACATACCACATTTTATGCTAAAAGGACTTGTAGAAGTTGGTCAATACGGAGAACAAAAATATGGAGAAACTTGGAACTTTCTTAAGGGAGATTCTGTAAGTTCTGTTTTAGACTCTCTGATTAGGCATTATGAACAATTAGAATCTCCGTTTGAATCCGACTTTGATAAAGAAAGCGGTAAATTACATGCTTATCATATTGCTTGGAATGCGTTATACTTAGCATATATATTGGAACATAAACCAGAGTTTGATGATAGATATAAAATGGATAAAAAAGAAAAAATTGACGAAGGCGAATATCTAAATAAATTAGCAGTAGAAAAACTGAAAGGACATGATTAGCGTGACAAATTCTGCCAAAAACATGTCTAACCTGGAACTACAAGCACTTTTGCTAATATCGGAGCTAGAACTTTTTGTTCGTGCAGGTGGCCAGCTTAATACAGATATTGTAATTTGCATGGACAATTTTCGTAAAGTAGAGCTGCTAGAAACTGGCTCAAATAACACGCAGATAAAAGACATGGTACAAATGCTAAAGGCAGAAATTGGACATTTAAACAAAAACTAAATAAAAAAGGCTCGGGACTCTGCCTCCTAGAAATAGGTAGTCATTCAAGTTGGAAAATTTGAATAGGGACTAATAAAAACGACCCGCATAATTTAAACAAAAACTAACACGCTAGAGCAAAAACTCTAGTGCAAATAAATGGCCGAAATGGCCACAAACCGGGAGTAACTTCCCAGAAAAGCGAGAAAACATGGAAACAAATTTCGACAGTTTAAAGCCAGTAGTGCTTGGAAACGGTCCTAGACGCACTTTTGCAGTAGTAGGCAAAGAGCTGACAGACAAGCAAGAAAAAGCAGGTTACTACATTTCAATTCAATCAGGCGGTAAAATTGATGGGTATTTTGCTGGGTTTTCCACAGATGCTACATACAACACTGAAGAAGTGAAGTTAACAGATGCTGACGGTAACGAAACTATTATTAAATCGTGTGCATCATTAAAAAACAAGTTGAATAACCTAGAAATTGGAAGTCCAGTAAGACTAATTTATAAAGGCATGGAAATTCTTAAAAAAGGTCCACGCAAAGGTAAATCAGTACATAACTGGGAAGTATTAGCGTAGTAAAACATGGAGACTGAGGCGTGGAAGCTGAATACAATACTCGCTGACCTGGAACACGCACGAAAGACAATAGAGGGTGCTGAATTAATGGAAACGGTTGTGATTCGCAATGTAAAAAAGTATAGGCGTGGCCAGCGAAGTCATACTTTAACCTAATCCATAGTAAGCGCATTGCCGGAGTCGCGCCCGGCCAGTTTCTTTATAATATGTAGTTAAAGTTTATAATGTAGTCCAAATGGATTTGAATCAATGTATCAGGATGATACGGGCCAGGAGCAATTCCTGGCTTTTTTATTTTTTCCTATTGACATTGCTAAACATGTGTGTAATAGTGTATACATGGAGGCCAAATGAAATTTTTAATAACTATGCTAGCAATGATCATATTAGTAGCATGTAATAACAAAGTAGATACACAAGTTCCATCTGAAATTAAAGTTGACGTGCCAGCAACTACCCAAACAGTGAATGTTGTTCACACGTTTGCATTGTCAGTCCAAATGGAGCAATTTTTTAGACAAAGTTGCACTTCTCAGGTAGATGCCACACAACCACCGCTGCCAGAACCTGCCCGCTCGCAGGCCATTGATGCTTGCGTGTCTAACAGTGTTCAAGCATTTATAGAAAATTTAATAACATTAATTAATAACGGTTCTACAGGCCAAACAGGTTCAAAATAGGAGGAAATTTGAAAACAGTAAATAACTTTATAACAGGCTTAACATACTTCTTACTTGGTTTTGTAGTCACGGCAGCACTATTATACTCATGTTCTGGCTGCGGTTATAGACAGTCTATGCGCATCGGATGCCATTGGGACACGCAAATTTGTGACAACTTGTTTGGTAAAGACGAATATGAATTGCAGAATCAGGTAGACCAAAACACAAAAGATGTAGCTAACATTAAAAAAGAGTTGGAAACAATGCAGACTGTGTTGGACATGAATATCCAGGATATCAGCTTGTATCAACAGCAACTAACAACATTACAAAGCTTAGTGGCAATATTGCAAGTGTCAACAATAAACAATGAAGAAAATATTGTGGACCTTCAAGAGCAAATCAATGCTTTAAATCAGCGCATAGACTATCAGCAAATTATTGTCAACAACATGCAGATTGAATTAAGCAATTTGGCAATTTCCGGTGACCCCATTGTAGAGTATTATGATGTTTGTGGTAACGGGCCTGGATTTGACGAAATATTGTTACGCACAAGGTCTGGTAAGTATATTGCCTACATGGAGGAAACGGGCTCCAGTAAAAGATTTTTGACAATTTTGCAGTCAGGGACTAACTATGTTTCTACAGATACGCAAAAATGCTATTTCACATTAAATAATGCTGGACAAATTGTTAATGAGCATGTAAACTAAGTTAAAAGTATTGAATAAAGGAGTAAGCATGAGCAAGCAAAAATTTAAATTTGGCGACAGAGTTAAGGGGCTAGGTTTAGTTGGAACTGTAAAAGAACTAGAAATGGATTTGCCTCTACCTCTTAAGGTAATGTGGGACGACCCCGGTTATCCATGCTCAGGGTTTACAGAAGATGGTAGATATTTTACTAGAGGTGAACCATGCTTAGAACTACTAGAAAGACCTAAACAAAAAATTAAAAAGACATTTTATAAAGCTTATATGAAAAGTTTGTTTGATTCTAACACTATTGTAGCAACTGTTGAATATTATAAATCTAAAGATGACCTGTTAAAAGCTTGTAAAGATAGAACCATAGTCGGAATTGAAGAACGCGAATTTGAAATTGAGGATGAATAATGTATCCGAGTAGTGCTAGTAGAGGCGTAGCTAAAGTGACGGATGGTGTTACTATTTTTATATAGGAGCAAGCATGAAACCAGGATTATATTATTATGAACCAAAAGATATGTTATATGAATATAGATATTATAATGTTGAATTAAAATTTAGTGAAGTTTATTATTATGACTTTATGTTGGATGATAACATAACTTTGATGGACCCAGAACTATCTCAAGAATTTATTGAAAACAGTATTTATATAGGTGAGGTGTAGAAATGAAAATACAAATCATAAAGCTAAAAAAGTCAGAATATAGAGACATGCCAGCATTGTTAAAACGAGCTGGTCTTGTAAAGGAACAACAGGCTTACCCAAATAATTTATTTGTATCTAAAAAAACATATATGGCAATTAAAGCGGCAATAATGGTTCAACTTAGAAAACAATATCCAAAAGCAAGCAGAAAAATGTTAAAAATGAACGTTGGATTAGAATTATTAAATTTAGGTCCAGTTGTTGTTGACAAAGGTATTGAGACAGGGTATGCTGTAGTTGTACCATTAGAATTGGAATAATGTATCCGAGTAGTGCTAGTAGAGGCGTGGAAGCCGCGCATAACCAGAGCGTTGAAATATACGAAGCCATTATGCAAGAACACGCATTAAGATGTTGGTCAGCGTATTATTACGTTTGGCGAGGTCGGGAGACGATGCAGCGTCGCAACCTTGGGAACCCGTTAGCTACGAAGTACAAGTAAGCCAGAGTCGCGTCTGGCCTACTAGCACGAAAGGTTTTTAATAACGAAATTAGACATAAGCGTTACTTGTGGTTTTTGTAAGTAACGCGAATTCAACAAGTTATAATTTTAAACTTATAAAAATGAGAGAATTTTAGAGGTGGAGAATGAGTGATTTACCAAGTTATTTTGAGCTACAACAAATGGATGAAATTGAGAAATTAAGACGTGAAGTAAAATTAATGAGCCAATTAATGAAAGAGATGGGTGACGTATTAAATCACTATTTGGAGCTTAGACCAAATCATGATGACGGCGCCAAAGCTTTTTTAGTTTTAGAAAAATACCGCAAGTTTTTGGAAGGAATTGGGAAATGAGCTATGACAGACCAAGATGTGAATATTGCGGAAGGTATGTATCTACAAATCCTGCAACTATGGGGCAAGATTGGGATGGTAAATTGATTTGGACAGGCGGAGTTGTTCCAGAGCCTAGTCATGATGTTTTCTGGCATCTTAAATGCGAATCGAAAGATATTGAAAAAAGAAAGGTTAGTAAAAATGAGCAAGAGTTTAGAAGAATTGAAAAATGAATTGTGTAAAATAAAAAAAATAAGTGATTCTAGAGATTTTAAAAATGGCTGGGACGAAGCAATCAAAGCCGTGAGCGGGAGGGAGAAGAAATTGGTGGAAGCTCTTATTGAAATTAGCAAACTAAATATAACTGGAAGCAATGTTTATGGTTCAGCTGAATATGCTGTAGAAACAGCGAATAAAGCATTGAAAGATTATCTGGGGATGAAATGAGCATAGAACAACTAAAGAAAATACTTGAGAGTGATAAGCGCAAGCTTATTAAAACTAAGTACAAAAAGCCAAGCGTTCACAACACAACTATATATACAGCAAACGCGCTTACTAAATCAGAAAGACGAGCGTTTAATACTGGCCACGAAGCTGACGATAACCTAATGAAAGAAGTTTAACTTTTACCCCATAACTATACTTAAAGTATAAAAATTGGATTAAAAATAAACCAGAAAGTGACATAAACTGTAACATATTGGAGGAAATTTGAAGCTAAAATTTAAAAAACTGAGTGAAGCCGCAATTTTGCCACGCAAGGCAAATCCTACAGATGCTGGATTTGATATTGTGGCAACTGAAAAGTATTTTGACGAGTATGGAAATGTTTGTTTTAAAACAGGTCTTGCTATAGAAGTTCCAGAAGGTTATGTTGGAATGCTCTTTTCAAGAAGTAGTATTTACTCAAAAGCTCAAGTACTATCAAACTCTGTAGGGATAATTGATTCTGGGTACTTAGGAGAACTTGAGTTTAAATTTAAAATATTGAAAGAGCATGTTACTAATAAAACAATTGCCTATATGCCTGGCGACCGCATTGGCCAGCTAATTGTAATTCCATTACCAGAGTTTGAACCTGTATTTGTTGACGAGTTAGATAACACAAATGATAGAGGGGGCGGATTTGGAAGCACAAACAAATAAACCAAAGTTATTGTTATCTCAAGAACTAAGATGGGAATATAGGAGTGGAAATTATTACAAATTTAGATTAGTAGCAGTACCTACTGAATTTGGATTTGACGGCGTAGATTATATATTAGAAAAACAAACTGGAGTTGATGCTATGGGGCAAGAAACATATATTAAATGCGACACAATGGACTTAGGGCTGGGAATTGCGGCAATAGGTCAGTATCTATTAGATGTTAGTAAATAGTAAGTTCGGATTTTGTGTACCGCATAAAACCCGGACTAAAAAATGTTCGCTAAAGACGTACATATGTACGCTAAAACAGAACAGTGGAGAAAAAATGAAAGAAATTAAGTTCAACATTTTAGAATTGGAGTCGACATTAGAAAAACTGGAAGAAAATCCCCCAAAACCAAAAGAAGCGTTTTATACTATTCCAGAAACAGGATATTATAGCGTTAATGCAGGGCCTCCACAGTTACTGGAAAAAGATGTTATTTACAAGGTGAATCAAGACGGTACATTGGAGAAGTTATGAGAAAAAAATATTTAGAACAAGGAACATTAGTAAAAATAAGTAAAAAATGGGCCAAATATATGTTAACAGAAGGACATGATTTTCACATTAGGCCTTGTGGAGAGTACGATGATACTCATTACCAAACCATGTTACTTGCTATATATATTTTAAACGATATAAAAGTAAAGGCTGAAGTTTTACAAGTAAATTGGCCATATAGTGATTTAGAAAATTATAGATTAAATGTGAAACTACCACATTATGGTCAATATAAACTAAATATTGGTATTAAAGATATAAAGGACAAAGTTAAATATGGATAAAAGTCAGAAAAAATGTTCAACAAACCACGACCTAATAAAACCAAAAGACTTTGTTGTAAAAATGGGCGGATTGTTGTGTCCAGAGTGTAGATTAATATTATATCAGCCTAGTACCCCCATGTTTAGAACTGTAAACGCATATCAGTTATTACAAATAAAGCAGCTCCGACCATTGGGAGAAATAACACTAGAACTCGAAAAAGTATTGAAAGAGATGACCAACGACCACGACTTACAATGGGGAGAAGTTTTAGGCCTTGTACATACTTGGCTTTCTATTCATGCTCCAAATGCTCAGGAAGAATATGTTGATGGCGATAACCCAATGTATTATTATGGGCCAAAAAGAAAAAGTTGACATTGTGAAATAAATTTGATAATGTATAAAAAAGGAGAAACCATGTACGGATATGGAGTGCCTCAACTATTAATATCTACAGGCGGACTATACATTTGTTCTAGATATGGAGGACCAGTATCTCCATCAACTATTGTAGAAGTTGCCTACATTGATTACATAAATGATTTTGTATCATACCGGTCCACAGACTTATCTATTTCTGGAAACTGTACTATAGGAGTTTTTCAAACATATTTTGAAGACTATGTTCCTTGCAGCGTTGATGAGGGTCTGTCACATGTAGGTCCAAAATGTGAGTGTGGCTTATTTGCAACACTTGGTAAAAATGTGGAGCCTTGGCAACATTCTGACTATTGTCCGTTATATTCACGAAAGGAATTTTAAAATGGAAGCTATTACAACAATAATGATTTTATGTAATATTAGGGTAAAAGACGTGGACCAGTATATAAAACACGATTGTATTAATTATTATACAAACTGCCTTGTAGTAGAAAACGGAAGATTCGCAGAAGAAAAGATTAACGATTGTAAAAAAAACTATATTATAAAAAAGGATGTTGATAAAAATGGAAAATAATGACACTAAATTAAATAAAAACAATGATATATTAAATCACATTTTATCAGGAAAATCCAATGGGGAAATTGCAAAATTATGTAATATTGAAGAAAAAACAGTAAAATGGCACGCTAATAAAATATATAAAAAACAAAATGTTACTTCCAGAAGTCAATTATTAGCAAAATCCACAATACAACTTAAGTCTGAATTAGATATGGCATTGGAAAAGATTAAAGATTTAGAAAGTACTATAGAAAATTACAAACTAGAGGTAAAAAGTTATAGAGATTTACTAAATGAACAGGTTTTAGAACACTCTAATGAATTGGCAATGAATATTTTAATTAAGGCAGCGAAATATAGGGGAGAAATTTAATGTTAAAAATCACGTTAACAGCATCCGATTTAAGAACAATTAAGGACCTTGCAGGACAAACTTACCTTCGCAGCGCAGTTCCACGCGAACTTGACAGCTCTGAGTTTTTAGTTTATTGTTACACAAAGGCAGTGGAGTCAGTACTTTGTACAAAAGGTGCTGCATTAGATGTTAACTTGGACACAAAGCTACCATATGAACCAGTAGAGTAAGTTTATGCAATTATGCCAGTAGAGTAAATACTCTAGAAGGAGTAAAAATGTCTCGTTACAAAGTTCGTGGCCCCTACGATAAAGAAGTTAAAATAGAGGTTAATGCCATTGAATGCAATAACTGTAAAGATATTGTTTTCTCCAGGACACTACATGACTTTAGAACCTGTAGCTGCGGAGAATCTAGCATTGATGGTGGCCTAAATTATTGTAAACTATCTGGAACAAATTTTACAGGACCATTTAAGCTTAAAATAACACAAACAAAACAAGAACTGTTTGATGATTGGAATAAGTCTGAAGACCGATACGGGCTTATTAAAAACAAAAAATATAAGTACTGGGAGCAGGAGAATACTGGGTATGGGCGTACTGTAGAAATGAGTGATAGAAAAAAAAGAAGAGGCGGATTTAACTCCAATGGTAATAGGCCTACAGAAGTAGCAAAAACTAAGCTAAGAAAAAAAGAAACTTAAATATTCAATATTCCGATTTGGAATAAAATGGAGCATAAATGGCAGAAATAACACTAAAAGACTATTTGACAGCATCTGGAAAATATCCAGAGCGAGAAAATCATGTAGAACTAACGGCTGAAAAAATTGAAAATGCCTACAGGCTGCTAACTGCTGTAAACGTATTTTTGGCAGACCTAGGAGTAAACAATGTTACTGTATCATCTGGCTTCAGGCCAAGTGCTGCAAATTCTGCCGCCGGCGGCGCTAAAAAAAGTTTACATATGCAGTGTCTTGCTGTTGACCTTGTTGACCAAAGCGGTAATCTAGACAAGTTAATAGAGTCTAGAAATGAAGTGAAGAAAATATACGGTATTTGGCAAGAGGACCCAGTTAGTACAAGAGGCTGGGTTCATTTAGACATTAAAGACCGTGGAAATAGAAAGTTCAATACATTTTTACCGTAGACAAGGAAGCAGACATGGGATTTTATCAAGACTTAGCGTTTGGCAATGACGCCGAAAGACTGTTACTAATGCAGCATAAGTTTTTAACACATGCTACTGACCGTAGTCATGACCTTGTTATAAAAGGAACTAAAATTAAATTAGAATTGAAGAATGATAGCTACGACCCTAAAAAGTACTCAAATTTTATCATGGAGCGATGGTCAAAACAGGACAAACCCGGAGGTCCTTTTCAATCTTTAAAAAATGGTTGTCGATATTTCATGTATAATTTTGCCCAAACCGGCCAAATATATGTATTTGACACGATGCAGCTAGTAGCTCGTATTAAAAAACTGGTAAAAAAGCATGAGTTGCCGTTGTATGATAAGCATAATGTTGGTTACATTACACAGTATTATAAAATTCCAATTTCAATGCTTGAGGACCTTAATGTCGGCATGGAAAAACTTGAGAAACTTTATTTACAGGCTAAGAAAAAAGCTGATAAGGTACGATAGTATGAACATAAAAAAATTAATAACAGTATTACAATTAATAGAGCAAACAAACCCAAATGTAGAGATTATATATAAAGATACTTATAATGACGGATACTCTACCAGAAATGTTGTTGTAAAAGAGTTTATATTTAGAAGAATTAACGATGAGAAATGGAATTTGGAGCTAGATTTAGAAAATGTAGAGTATAAATAGGAAAATAACATGGACCAAATAATAGAAACTAACGAAGCTGCAATAAACCTTTTGGGAAAACTTAAGCCAGGCTCAAAAATAGCATTTGACTTGGAAACTAACAGCTTAAATGTGCGTTCTGGCATAATTACCGATATTGCGCTTTACGACGGTACAAATGCCTATAACATTGTTCACCGAAAATGGAATGGTACTGAGCTAGAAGAAGTAGTTTCTGCGCAAGTTTGTAAATTAGTATTAGGCAAATTAGCAAAGTGTAAACTTTTGACGCATAATGGAAGTTTTGATACCCGCTTTGTATATCATTATTTTAACGTTAATTTAATTGAGTCTATTTGGGAAGATAGCATGTTAAAAGCACATCTTTCTGAGGAAAACAGATTCTCCTATGGCTTAAAGGAGTTGGCAAAAGAAATTTATGGTGACCAGGCCACAGATGAAAAACTAGAAATGTTAGAGTCCATAAAGGCCAATGGCGGTAACGCCAAACAGTATTTTATGGCAGATTATAACATACGGGCAAAATATGCTATGCAGGATGTTAAGTTAACTTATAAACTATGTGAGCATTTTGAAAAGCAATTGGTTGCAGATGGGCTAACAGAGTTCTTCCAAAAGGAGACAATGGACTTATACAGACATGTAACTATTTATGCCGAATTACGAGGTATTCCCGTAGACGTTCCTTACATGCAAAAAACGCAAACAGAGTTAGCAGAAATTATTTCTAAGCTTGAGACTGACATTTATGCTCAAATAGAGCCATTGCTAGGGCCGTTCAACAAGTGGTACATTGAAAAAAACTATCCATTTGAATTAAACCAGCGTTTCAAGCAAAAATTAGGCGAACTTATGGCTCCCGAATTGTGGCCAAAAACAGATTCTGGAAAATTTTCCTTTAGTGCCGCCGATATAAAAAAAGCCAAAGAGTTGGGTAAAACAGAAATTAAAAAAGGTTTGACTAGACCGTTATTGCAGGATTCCGACTTTGAACATTATGTTTCCGGTAAAGCACGGATACCTGCCGTTATCATTAATCAAGTGCAAAAGCTGCTTTTGGAAGAAGACGGTGTAAAACATTTTTTTAACTTAAGCAGCAAAGACCATTTGAAACGTTTGTTTTTTGGAAGCTCTACTACAAAGTCACTCCTGAATGAAAAGCCGTTGAGCACCACTGATAAAGGTTCGCCACAGGTTGACGATGAGTTTTTGTCAGCAATGGCCGTGAAGTATGACTGGGTGAAGCTATTGCAGCGCCTGAACAGTATAAATAAGATAAAGTCTACATATGTTGACCGATTTTTGGAAGAGCAAGAAGATGGCATTTTTTACCCAAGTTTCCATCAGCATAGAACCACTTCTGGACGTTATTCCGGAGACTTACAACAATTGCCGCGAATTAAAAATGAAGAAGAAGAGCCAGATGCAGTTGTTAGAGAATTTACATCAAGACTAAGAAACTTTTTTATTTCTGGAAACGGCAATAAAATAATTTCTGCAGATTACAGCTCGCTTGAGGTTGTGGTTTTTGCTGACGATGCCGGCGATGAAGACTTGTTGAACATTATTAGGAATAAGGAAGATTTTTACAGTCGACTGGCCATTTTAGTTTATGGGCTTTCTGAATATTCTGCTGATAAATCTGCGCCTAACTTTCTTAAAAAGCATAAACCAGAACTAAGACAAGCTGCCAAAGCATTTGCGCTTGGCATTAGATATGGCATGGGAGACTATAAGCTTCACAAGGATTTAAATATAAGCCAAGAAGAGGCTAAAAGAATTGTTAACTCTTATTTTACATCATTCCCAAAACTAAAAGAAAGAATGGACGAAATTAGAGAAAGTGCAAAACGAAATGGTATTGTAAAATCAAAAGCTGGCCGAGTACGACATTTGCCAGACATAAAACGAATTTTGGCTAAATGGGGAGAACCTATATTAAATGGGTTAGACCTGTGGAAGGTACTGCATAAAAATCCAGAGCAATATGCACTTGCAAAGCAGGACGCTAGAGTTTTAAATAATTTGCTAAATAATGCTTTAAACTTTCCAATTCAGTCTTTTGCAGCATCTATTGTTAATAGAGCCTCTATCGAATTGTCTAAAAAATTAAAAAACGAAGGTATAAACGCTTATATAGCAGCCAATGTGCATGACGAACTTGTACTAATTTCTTCGGAAAAAGATGTTGACAAGACGTGTAGTTATATGAGATATTATATGGAGAATACGACAAAACTATTAGTACCATTAGAGGCGGAGCCTATAGCAGGAAATAAGTATGGAGAAGTTAAGTAAAAAGTGTCCTAGATGTAAAGAAGATAAGTGTATATCATTATGGTCTAAAAACAAAGCTAGACACGATGGGTTAAATAGTATTTGTAGAGAATGTTTTAATGAAGCATCTAGGAAAAAATACGCAGAAAATCCAGAAAAAAAGTTAGAAAAGAACAGGATTTGGTCAAATTTAAATAAGGACAGACACGCATATTTAGCAAAAATGTGGGAAATAAACAACAAAGAATACTCAAAGAAAATAAAGAAAAAATATAGGATAGAGAACAAAGAATTGTTGAGAGAAAAGAGAAAAGTTTATTATGAAAATACTAGAGAGTATAGATTAGAGTTTGGAAAAAATCATTATAAATTGAATAAGCATAAATATATGGCCAAATACGCCAAAAGAAGGGCAAAAAAATTAAAAGCAACTCCTCATTGGCTTACAAAAGAACAGCTTTTGCTTATAGAAAATATATACGAGCAGGCAAAGAAATTGGAAAAAGAAACTGGAATTAAATATCATGTTGACCATATAATACCACTTCAGGGTGAAAATGTATGCGGATTGCATGTTCCTTGGAATTTACAAATTCTTACAGCAAAAGAAAATCTTAGTAAAAATAATAAAGTTATGGATAAATTTCTATAATAGTGGTAGAACAAGATATGGAGAAGTTAAATAACATGTACCTAATCATTTTAACAATTTTATACGTTAGCCTAATTGTGTTAATAATTTATGTTTCTAGAAAATTAGGTAGAAAAGAGAAAACCAATGTGTTACAATTTAGAAAATATCATAGAATTGAATATTTAAGGAAAAAAAGATTAGAGAAACTTAATAAACAATTAGGCAAAAAGGAGCCAAAATGACATTAAACACAAAACTAGCAATGAATTCTGCAATTTTAGTGCTTTATTTTGTTAAGGATGCTGTTAACATGTATGCATCTGAAAAATACCTACTGGGAACATTAGCTACATTTGTAGCATTAGTGACAGTAGGTGAAATTGTACAGTATTATTACCTTAGAAAATCTGTGCTGGCAGAAATGGAGAGTAAAAATGCTGACAGACAATAAAAAAAGTATGTTGCCAGTTCTAGGTATTTTAATACTATTGGCAACTCACGGCGCCGCATACTATTATGGTTACAAAAAGCCACCACAAGTTGAAATAAAACAGGTGGAAACTGTAAAAAAAGATGTGGTCACCATTGTTAAAGAAATTGAACGACCCGATGGTACAAAAGAGAAACAAACCACTATTGTAGACAAGTCAAAAGAAAGTACAAAAACGGACACAAGCATTAAAAAAGTAGAGCTGCAATATTTAGTAGGTATCAGCTACAACATTTCAAACAACAGTTATAAAATTGACGCAAGTCGCAGACTATTTGGGCCAGTTTTTGGAACAGTAGAGGCTAGTACCAACGGTAATTTATTTGTAGGAGTAAAATATGAGTTTTAGACCAGTGAAGGCATATAAATCCAAAATTAACCTTAAAGGATTTGATGAAACAAGTTCTTTTTATATTAACCTTAGCAATGTCAATGATATTTATGCAGTATCAAAGGAAAATCATGAATATAGATTATATTTCAGTCCAGAAGACAGTACTTTATGCTATTCTCCACAACTAACAGAAGTATTATCAAATTGCATGGGATGGGAGACGACGTGAGCGGCATTAGACTATTTAAGAAATCAGGGCAACCTGTAGACCCCGAAGATTTGCAAAAATATATGGAAGATTGGCGAGCAACATATGATTTAGCGGAGAAAAAAGCTAAGAAAGACATTAATGTTCTAAATCGCATGTTAAGATATGCAGAATATGCTTTATATAAAAAATATTACAAGGATGTTTACGTTCAGGATTTTAATCATTTGAAAGAAATTGTTGTTGAGCAAAACTATATGCCTATAACATTTGGAGTAACGGAAAATGGAGAATTAGTTGCGGTTATTCAAGATATTTAGAGCAATATTACCGTTTAGTATATTTTAAAATATACATATCAGGGTATTAAGTATACTTTAATATACACAAACTACATAAATTTTATGGCTTTTGTGGCAGGTTTATAATTTCTATTTCAATGTGATGACCGTAATCTGCCGCCGGTAATTTTTTTGTAACTAATTCCAAAATGAAACGGTCGTCGTGACAAATGTTCTCACATTTCATAGAGCTGTTTGTGCCAAAAAACGGCTCTGTGAATAACACATCTAAAATTATTTTGCTGGCGTTTCCAACGTCCATGCTATGAGCTGAAATTTGCCCGGCTTTATTGAAAAATTTTGGTGTAAAAAATGTTATATCTACCTTAAAGCCATGTTTTGCCGAGTCGAAATTTTCCCGAAGCGCCTTAAGGGCTTCTTTATTATCATGTTGACTTAATTCCCAGCAGACAGCACCAATCCATTCTTTTACCTCTGAACGATAGCCGAACTTTTTATTGTTATAATATGCGGCATTAATTGAAATTGCCGGTACTGATAATTTTATTACTTGCTTCATACTAATGTGTCAACAGTATATTGCGACAAAAACGACAGTATAGCGACAAATGTTTGGAAATTGCGACAACATGTGCGTCCCATCTCTAACCTATTGCAGATGGGCTTTTCAGGATTCTAAAACGGTTTAAAAATAATTTTGCCATAGTTGGCAGGTTTAGGCTCCGTGTCCACCACGGTAACTTTGCCAAATCCGGTTTGTTTTGGAGCATTGTCCATAACAGTAACGCGGCCATATCCAGTGTTAACCGGCGTTTTATCTGCCACCACCACTTTGCCAAAATTTGTTTGTTTTGCTTCAGGATTAATTTGTTGAACTTTTCCATACAGGTCTTTACCTTTTGAGGCAATTTTGCCAGCATTGGAGACAATGTTAGAAATCATGTCCGGCCTATTCATCATTTGGCCGAGTTTTCCAAGTTTAGTTAATTTACCAATTGCAGCAGTAGCATCAGGAGTAGCAATATCAAATAAATTACCAGTAACATCTTTACGCTCTTGTTTTTGTTGCTCATATAAATCACCTTTTCGCATGTCTGCTGGCGTTAGGTCAGTGGCGTCAACAAGTGCGTCTGTAAATTTTCGTTTAGTTTCGGATACTGCACGGTCAACAGTGTTTACTGCAGATTTAGATTTTTCATACAAGTTTTTTAGTAGTTCTGACATGTTACGTCCTATTTATTTTTAGACCCGAGTTTTTCAATTATGGCACCAAAAACGTTTTTGCCAGAAATTGTATTTAGGTTTTCAAACAGCGATAGTCCTTCAGTAGCAGCAATAACTCCAGCAACAATTTTGCTAACAGGTATGGAATTGTCCAGCAAATATTTTTCCATTAGGAAGCCGGAAATGACGGCAACTTGAAAAATAACCATTTTTGTTACAGAGTCTCGCATGCGGGCCGATTTTATTTTTTCTTCTCTTTTATACGCTGCCCAGATGCCAGTGATAAAGTCTAACACAATTAAAATTCCCGTAACGATGAGTATACTGTGTACTGGAGCCAAAACGGCGACTGCTGATATTACTAGTGATGTTGCAAATTCTTTCATACTCAAAACCCTTTGGTAAACAGTTGGGCATGTGCTAGAGTACCCGTTCCAGCACTTCTTGTCCAACTTATTCTTATTTGTTGATATGGAACAACATCTAATTTAAGCATATATTTTTTAGTGCCGCTTTCAGTAGTTAGTGTAGTTGTTGCTACGTCTACCCAGTGTGTGCCCCCGTCATCGTCGCAGTTGGAAGCCTGGAGTGCAATTGTTCCAGATAATCCAGACGCAGAAATTATAACTACATGCACTGACAATGCTGCAACATGCTCAACGTATTCATAATTACTGTTGGCGCTTGTGGACCAGTCAGTTGATATTGTTAAATTTGTATTTTTTACTCTCAAAATATCCTCCTAAGATATGTTTATTTACTTATGTTTACTTAAATGTTTTAACAATTTAGAAACTGTTCTTGCCTGCCTGTTTTTGCGGTCGCCCACTATTCACTAATTCTTTTATATTTGCACTAACAGTTTTTTGCGAAGCACCTTTTTTTAATGCCATTTAAACTTCCTTGCGTATGCATTTTCTAGTTTCTTGATGTGAATCATGAGACTCCTTTATTTGATTCGTTTAATCATTATGTAATTTAGAACTGCACTTGAGTTTAGATTTTGCGATGCTGTATCTGAAAAGGCGTTAAGTTTAATAGTTGTACCAGCGTTACAATTCTCAACAATAGTGCTACCCGATGCTAATCTGTCTCCTCTAGACTCATTTTGTAGAATTCTAGAATGGTTAACCCCACCCTTTTCCACTTGAGCATAGAAATAATTAGAGGTACTTGAACCATGTAATCCTGCTATAACTTCATAATCACCATAAATAGGACAAGTAAAAGTATCTGTTGACCAAGCTCCATGAGTGTCTTTCTGAGAAGTAAACGGTATATAAGTTCCAGTAGTGGCTATACTTGTTGATGCTGAATTTTTACCTACAAATAAAACCTCTTCAGTCGCACTCATTGTTTGAGGCGATGCCTGCTTGGTGATATACCATTGCGACCCACCATAAATAGAACTATCACTATTTATGTTCATGCTTACACTATTTGAATTAAAATAAATTTCGTAATAATCACTAGCAACAGCATCATCTTCAATTGAAAAAGTTATAGTTGTTGCCGCTGAAGTCGATGTTATAACTGAACCTAATGTTTTTAATGCGCTTCCATTTTTATATAGAAGAGCAAAAGCTATAGTAGAAGAGCCTGTAGCGCTAATTGTTATCTGACCAGAATGTCTATATGTACCGTATGATGGAGCTGTGAATCTGTAATTAGTATTACTATCAAAAGATGATGTTGTATCTTTTGTCTTACCATTCCATTGAATTTTTACATCAGAAGCACTATTTATTGTTTGCGATGATGTGGCTCTATAAACGGCAGCACTTACTAGCCTCCCATCATACCCATCACTAACCTGAGTCGAACTGCTCCAGCCTGTGATGGGAACAAAAACTGTCGTATTGATTTCGGAACTTGCACCGTAAGTATTAGGGATTGTATTAGTTAATAACGTTCCAATATCATCATAAGTTCCACCATGACCTAATACTCTGACGTAAAAATCTGAAGTCGATTTATATGTCGGCACAATTGGGTAGGCTGCAACAACTAAAGTACTACCATAACCAATTGCTGTGGTATTAGATGTAGTTAGCATTTTTGTCGTATCTATTGTTAACCCTGAAGGTAAATTTAGAGTCAATTGAGATGCTGTAGGTGCTCCACTTGTAGCAACATTATATTTAATTTCAGCATTTGAGCCGATTCTTCTCCATATTCCGGTGTAAGTAGTATTACTTGACCACGAGCCCGTTGGAGTGAAACTCACCCAATCACTAATAGGAGTGCCGTAGACGTAATTACAAGGCTTTATGGACACATCTTTAAATTGTACTGCAAAAGCACTAGTAGACGTTGTTGCCTGATGAAACAAAATACGATAGCTAGAGCCAGTAGCACTTGTTTGAAAATTTGCAATAAATTTGTCCGCAATTGTACTGGAGTTAGATAAAAACTTGAAGCTAGAAGGTTCAATGAAGGTAGAATTTGTAACATCGTAAATGTACAAAATAACATCGGAATCAGTTGAGCTTGAGCCTGCCGAAAATGTTCCAGAATTTACTAGATAATCAACTTCTATTTGCAATACTTTAGCTCTATATTTTTTGGCAACTGTAAAACCGCAGTAAACCTGTTCACCTTGACGGTTTGCAGCATCTTTTGTATATAAAAAGTCAGCTTGGCCGTCAATGGGGTTTGTAGTGTTTCTTGTCCATGTTATATTTGTACTGGAGGTAACAAAGCCAGAGTCGGGACGAGATGCCGCTACAGTGTTTTTTGAAACAGTCCAGCCAGTAACGTTGATTTCAGCGTGCCCATTTTTTATCAGGTTTGGTGTACCGTTGTTGTCAATTATGCTACCGTCGGCTCGTAAAATGCCATCTTGTGTTAGCATTTTTGCTCTTCGGCCATTAAATATTAAAGGTGCGCTCATTTATTTTCTCCAGTAGAGCATTTGCTCTAGTATGACCATTATGGCCACAGTGTTAAAAATTATCCATAAAAGTTAATATCAATTTCGCCTGCATTAGCTGTGGCAGAAACTGCCCTAATGCTGATGCGAGCGCCAGAAGCTATTGCAACTGGAATTCTACCGTTTCCTCCAGGAAAAACTAAAACTAGTCTTGACTCAGATGCTGCCGCGCCAATACCAAGCTCTAAGGTTTGTCCAGAAGAATCAAATATTTCTAACTCTGTTACATCAGCTCCTAAAGACGCCACTAATTGAACCCATGCACCGGTAGTTACAGATGTACTTGTATAATCATTGCGTGATGTAGTTACAACAGATTTTCCTGCAAGTTTTGCAAGTATTTGGTTTGCTAGTCTAGAGTCTATTGATGATAGCCATGAGTTTGAAGTAGATTGATTTGCACTTGTTGCTGCCCCTGTTGGTAATGCTGAACTAGATACTACAACTGCCCCGGTGTTTACTGCTGTAACTTTAGCGTTTAATGCAGATAATGTAGATTCTGTAGCAGCTCCTGTAGGTAGTGGTAATGATGCTGCTGAAACAGGTACTGCTGTAGCTCTTAATTGTGTGTCAGTTAAAGGTCCGGAAACTGGTACTGCCGTAGCTCTCAACTCGGTATCAGTTAATGGTCCTGAAACTGGAACTGCGGTAGCACGAAGTTGTGTGTCTGTTAGAGGACCTGAAACTGGTATTGCCGTAGCTCTTAGTTGTGTATCTGTTAGTGGTCCAGAAACTGGTACTGCAGATTGATTAGAGGCAATAGTTACTGGCACTGAGCCTGCCATTAAAGCTTGACCCAGATTTGGCGTTTTAGTATCAATATTGTTTGTGTTTGTAGCAGTGTCAAACGTGTTATTGCTGACATCTACAATGTTTGCATCAATGGTTGTCAACAATGCAGTTTGAGCCTGTTGTTCAGCTTCGGTTGCAAGTCCGGTAGTATCTATTTGTATTGCTGGAAATGTAAATACTGTCATATGTTAACCTGCACCTTGTGACTTAATTTTTCCATAAGCTGACATTGTTCCTGAACCTGCAGACGGTGTCCAATTTAGCCTTATTTCTTCAAAGGGAACTTCATTCATAACAATTAAGGCTTCTGTTTCTGCCGTAATTGTTAGTGCAGTATTGAAAGTAACATTGAACCAAGAGTCTTTTGAGCTGTTGCGGGCCTGTACTAAAAATGTTCCAGAATTATTAGCCGAGAATTTTACATGGATTGATAATTTGTCTGCGCCAAAAACATTTGTGGGTGCAGAAGTTTGTGTTGTGGTAGCATCAACCGCGTCAAATACGGTATAGCTATGGGACACTTTTCTACTCATTTGGACTCCTTTTAGGACTGTATTGCCCTTTTATGGCAATAGAAGGCAGATTATCTGCCATATATGTTACTTTATTATATTTTGTTGCTTATACTGTACATTTAGGCTTTTTTGTACATAATGAGATTCATTACTTGCCTTCTTTACCCATAAGACGATTTGCTTTATTAAGCTCTTTCATGCCGCCGACCGTACTGTTTACTGCACTTTGACCTTGAGGCTGTTGAGGGGCAAAACTAAGTTGAAAATTTCTCATTGATTTAGTAGTCATTGAGGAATCTACTGGCAGTCCTAACATTATGCCTAGCTGTACTTTTTTACTATAAGGTAATTTAGCTCCGTATTTATCAATGTATCCAGATGCTTGAGAAACAACTTGTTTATAAATTTCCGGATAAACTGCCTTTAGGGCCTCAACATTTTCTTTTGTTAAAGTTCCTGCTTTCAAATGTTCAACTGCCTTTCGAGGATTTTCTACAATTTCTGCATATCTAGCAAATTTTGCCAGTTGTTGTGGAGTAGGCTGGTACTGTCTTTGTATAAGTCCCATGTCAGATTTTGGTCTAGGCATTTTACTATTTAAAAAGTTTATAGCATTAATGCCTTTTACTTCTGAGTTTGCAACAATATTTGGAATTTCTCTTGATAGCTCTGTATGTTTAGCGTTTATTTCTTGCAAATATGCTTCTGGATTTGTAGCATATTTATCAAGTTTTTTGGCATATTCATTATAGGCAGAGTATTCATCTTGTTTTTTATTTTGACTGAATTTGTACAAAACAGGTCTAACAGCATTACTGGATTTCATGAAAAAATCATGGATTCCAGAACCTATATTTTTAGCCATGTTCTGCTCTGCTAATTTCATACCATATAGTAACCTAGCATTTTTTCCAGCTTGTGATTCTGAAAACTTTTTAGCTAATATGATAGTTGGAATAAAAGATGCGTGACCAGAAAGTAACATTGGCATAGAATATATAGCATCTTTAACATCAAAGAAACTGCGTCCCGCGGTTTTGCGCAAAGAAGCTTCCAAAAACGGCTCAATAGAATTTGAAATAAAATAGTCTCTGTTAGCCTGTTTAAGACCTGCGGCCAACTCAGGAGAAACCTTGTTAGCAACTTCATCAATCATTTCTCTAACTGGCTTCCTTAATTCTTTATAAATATCTGGCTTAAAGTTTTCAGCAGTGCTTGTGAATTTGGCATTGGAGTCCAATGATTTACGAATTGCTTGAAGAGTGTCTACATTCATTTTTGAACCTAATGCTGACCCTAGTTCTTCTTTTGGAAGTTGTGCAAGTCCAAACATGTCGTCAATTTCTGTTTTTAAATTATCTAAAAATTTAACTTTATCAACTTCTCCAACAATGGCTTTTCCATTTACTTTAAGTTCATCAGCCATTTCATCTAGAGATTTAAACAATTTGTTTCTGAAATCTCCAACGGATGGTAACACTGATTGGTCTGCAGCTTTCAACTGCTCTAGGGCTTCCCCAATTCTTAGGCCGGCATCGTCTTGAAATGATTTTAGGCCAGCCATAATCTCTTCTTGGTTTTTTCCAACAGAAAGTCCAATTTTATTTTGTAATAAATCGGCTACTTCGGCATTTTGGATTCCGCGGTCATAAATTTTCTTTTTTGCAGTTTTTGTACCAAGGCCCGCATAATCTTCAACAATTTTGTTAGCATCAGCGATACCAACTATTTTCTTTATCACTGGAGAAGCCACTAATTTAGCTGCTCCAATACCAGCTCCTAGTCCGGCACCCAGAAATGCATTGAGGCCAATTTCCCCCATAACGGATTCTGTGGTAGCATCAATGTTTCCTAGACTTAGGTCGCTTAAAACATTGCCGGCGCCGTATAAAGCACCTTCAACGCCCATTCCGGCAGCTCTAGGCACCATTTCCGTTATAATTTTTGTTGCCAGTGTATTTTTCGGCAATGTTTTAGCAAGTGCCGCGGTAGACTTTGCAGCAATTTTTTCTGCTACTTTTGTCGGGGCCGAAATTATTTTTGCGGCAGTAGACGTTCCGCCTGATAATAAAGCTGGGGCAATTACGCCTGCAGCTTCTCCTAAAAAAGCAGCAGTTGGATTGTATTCCTCGCGCTTGGCCATTTCTTCAGCATAGTGTGGAGCTACTTTAGAGGCAATGAAATCTGTTAGGCCTAGAGTGGCAGAACCTGCCGCGCGTTCTAACCCGGTTTGAAGTGGGCTATCTCCGTAAGTGTCCACGTCAATTTTCTTTTGAATATCGGTAGAAGTTGCTGGAATGTATCCAGCGTCCATAGCTTGCTTATATTGGTCAGAAGATACCTCTCCAATTTGGCCTTCTTGGTCTAACATTGGTAGTGTTTTACCCAGAGGCAGTTCATACCTGCCAGATTTAACCATTGGGCCTATGTCGTCATAGTTAACTAACACTTCGGTATTATTGGATTTATCTTTAAGCTTTATTTGCATGTTCCACCACTAATGTGCCAAAGTTATATTTGTGGCCGTTTATTTTTTAAAATACTTTTGCATAATTTTATCAGCTTCACCTTTATCAACTGCCTTAAAGTTACCTTTAAATTGTGCTGGAGGCTTTAGTCCTCTTGAGTTGGCAATTGTATTCAAGTCTGATTTTAGTTTGCCCATAGCTGTCATTACCTTAGCTTTTTCTACTCCTGACATACTAAATAATTTATTTGGATTTCCTATGGTATCTAATAAACGTTCATATTCTTGTTCAGTCATAGCTCCAGGACCAACAATAGCTTCTCGTAATGCTCCTGTAGCAGCATTTACTTCAGAGGCCATTTTTGCTCTATCTTTCAAATTATATTTGCTAGCATTTTTCTGCAAATCCAAAATTCTTTGTAGACCATTAATTGCAGGTTCTGTAGTTTGTCTGTACTTTTGAAACTGGTCTCTGTCTTCCTTAGATAAGGCTACGCCGCCATAACCAGGAACTTTTAGCTCTCTAGTTTGTTCAATGGCCTTACGCACATTTTCTGGCAATCCCATTGTTTGTAACGGTGTTAATTCAGAAAGGTCTCCACTTTGTAACATGTTATTTAACGCCTCTCTTTGTGCAATTTGTGCCTTTAATTGGTCTTTTTGCATAGTAAGCATGCCCAAAGCATTTTTGGCATTAGCTGAGGCAGCAGAGCCTCTATAAACACTTTCAGCTTGCTTCAACTTTGTTTCTATTAGTTGCATTTGCATTAATGTTTGCTTATCTACAATAGCTTCATGGCGAGCCATATTTTCTGCATAGTCATCAGCGTTTTGTCTCTTAAGATTTAACATTTCTTTTGATTGTGAGTATTTGTACAAATTGTTTTGCCTATCTTTTTCCAAAGACTGTTCAATAAGCTGAACTCCCATGTTTCCGCCGTTACCGCCGCCAAGACCTGCGTGAGCAACTCCTAAAATCATGGCTAATCCGGCAGCGACTTTTTGTCCTGTAGATTTTTCATGAAATAAGTCTGCACTTGACTTGCGGGCGTTTATAGCATCTGACTCAACTTGTTTAAGACTGTCATCAATAGCTTTCATGCGAGTATCTAATTCTAGGTTATATTTTTTAGACATTTGTTCAAACTGCATTACTCTTTGGTTTTGAATTTCTTCAGTTTTTGCAAGTTGTTGTTGTCTACTTTTCTCCAATGTTTGAGATGCTGCATTTAAATCTTTTTGTGCTCCCATTTGGGCATTTATACCAGCAAACGGGTCAGATTCTGGCATAACAGAAACTGGTTTTTGGGCCTGTAAGTCAGATGGATAAACATTTTTTTCTTCTGGCTGTGGAGGCACATTAGACATAGGGTTTTGTTGAGCCTGAAACTCCGGAGGATTTGCGGCGCCTAGTATCACTTTTTGAGTTTCTGCGTCCATTTGAGTTGGGTCTGCTGGAGGATTTTGTAGTGGAGAATTTGGATTTATTGGGTTTTGACTATTAACATATTGCTGATAAAGCTCTTGAGGGCTAGAAAGAGCAACATTCTTAGCAGTTTCTAAACCAGATTGAACCTGTTCTGCAGTAGGTAAATTTTCAGAAATAACGTCGATGGCGGGTCTAAATAAAACGTTTTGTTCAGCCATAATTACCTCTTAATAAGTTTTTTGAAAGATTCGTAGTCAGATTCTTTTTGTTTTTGTGACCTTAATGCTTTTATAAAGCTTGGTCTTTCTTGTGCATATGTTTCAGCATTGTAGTTTTTGTCTTTAGACGCCTGTTCAACAAAATGCGCGGCAGCTTTTGGACCGTCTGCAATAACGCTGCGTGGAACAACTACTTCGCCTGGACTTAGCATTGCGGGTACTTTGTCGTTAGCATAATTGTCACCTGCGTGTTCTGCTTGACCAGGAACTCCGCCAGCTTTCATCATTACTCCGCCTTCGGCTTTTTTCTCACTCATTGGCTTTTCGTCATATTGTCTTTTTACTTTGTTTAAGTGTAGGTGTGTAATATCTTTTTGTAGAGAATCTTTTTCGCTTGCACTATCTGATTTTTGTTTTTTATTGTATTTTATATTTAATTCTGCATCATTCATCATATTTAAAATACGTTCTCCTGGGCTGAAAGACTTGTCTGGATTAAACAAACCTCCCTCTGCTTTTTTATAATCTTGCTCTGGCAAATTATACATGTTTTGACGCATTTTTTTGTTCGCCAAATGTTTTTGCAACGCTAGACTTCCATGTTCCTTAAATATTTTTTGAGCCTCTTCGTCCATTTCTGAAACTTTTTCCACCTTGGGTTCTTCAGCTTGTCCACCTTCTGCCAATGCTAGCGCAGCAAGTTTTGCAATAGATGCAATATCAGGTCCCGATTTTTTCTCTTCTTTTTTCTCAGGTTCTGGAACAATGCCAACTTCAGGCTTATCAAATACATATCCGCCATCTGCCTTATTTTGAACTTTGCCACCACAAGCTTTTAACTGGTTATAAAAATCTTTTTTAGATTTCACGTTTCCACCTTTTGCTAAATACTGTACTTGTCCACCTTCGGCCATACCTAAAATAGAGGAACCTAATTGCATTACGCCGCCCAAAATTCCCTTGTTACGAGCATCGTTTTTATCTCTTTGTGCATTTTGCATTGCAGCAACGTTAGCTTGGGAACCTAGAGCTGCTCCTAGTGTATTTACTCCATAATTTTGCTCTGTGGCCAACTGATTTGCTAGTGCTCCTTGAGCTGCTTGACGTTCTTGCATTTTAGCAATTGCGCCCTGTTGTGCCAAGTTTTGAGTTTGTTGGGCAGCAATATTGGAAACATTTCTAGAAGCAAGTCCAGCATTTGCTCCGCGGTTTGAGCGTGCTAATGCTAACTGATTCTTAAGGCCAGTATCAAATGCTGATTTTAGTTGGGCTTCTGCAACTGATGGCGCTTTTCCTGAAGCCTGGTCAGCAAGTGCTGCAAGTAAAGATTTGCGTTGTGGGTCAACATTCTCAGACATAAATTGGCGCTGCTTGCCGTATTCTGCTTGAGCTTGGTTAGCAAGGTCTGTATATTGTTGCATGCCTGCAGGGTCTTTAATGGAAGTATCAATACCAGCAACTCCACTAGCAATTGCAGAACCTGGAGTCCCTATTAAGGCTGGATTAACTACTGGCAAAACATTTTTTATTTGACTTGTACTGCCAATATTCCCACCACCAAATGGATTTTTTACTCCGCCCATTAAATCTCCTTATGTAGCCAAATAACGCTACCTTCTAATTTTAAAATTTTATATCCATGGTTAAAACATGCTCGTAAACTTCTTTCGGGCATATTAGTATTTGTATCTACACTTCCTAACATTTTCTTATATCCTTTTGATTTGGCTTCCTCTTCTACTTTGTTTGCCAATTCATGTGATATTCCGGAATCTCTAAGTTCAGGAATACAATAAATGTCCTCTAAATAACAAAAATTCTCAACATATTTGAAAGTGGCAAAAGCCCCTTCTACCAGGATATACTCAATACCTTCTCGCTCTTTTCTATATTTTAAGTATAAATCATCCATACTATATGCCTTAATTATATTAAGTTGCTGGAAATCTGTTGGAATCTGCCACAACTTTTTGAGCACTTCCTCTGATACCAACTTCAAGTAAAATATGGCTAATAACCATGCTTTCGCCTGTTCCCGACTGGTTTATATCTTCCACAATAACTTTAAAAGATTCGCATTTTTGAATACTTGGTTTTACTTCAAACTGATATACGCCTGTTCCTGAAGGTTCTACGGTAGCATAGTCTACAATAGTATCGTTATAGTTATATGCCAGAGAAACTTTTAAATCGTGCGGAGATTTATACTTACCTAGCACATTTATGGTATAAAGACGCTGAAAGCCTTGGGCAGAAGTTTGCATGCTTCCATTAACATTTATGCTGCCAACAGTAATCCAGTTAGTTTCAAATTTACCTGAATAATAACTTGAGCCATCTTTAAATATGGTGTCTACTTGTTTAGTTACGGTACCATTTGACTTAAGTAAATAAACATCATTATTCTGCACCGTTAAATCTATTGCTTCAGCATAGGATTCAACGTTCCACTTTTTATACAGATAGTCATAACAAATTATTTGGTTGTTGTTTAGCAAAAATCGTACTTCATTTTTATTTTGAACAAGTTTGGCAGAAATAATTTCATATTGATTGTACTCCTCAATTTCGGCTCCTATATAGGAAACATAAAGGCCCCGATTTAGTATATAAATTCCTTTTTTACCTTTAAACATTATGCCTTCTGGAGTATTTATAACGCTGTTTGGTTCAGTACATCCAATGTCAGAACTGATAGGTTGTGGTTTTGTAAATCCGTTGCCTTGACCAAAGCTGTTCGGGCCTTCTCCGGAAACTATTTGGATACCGTTTTCTGTGAAAATTACCATGGAGTTATCCATTCCAGCAATGGACTTTATGTTTCCAGTGGCTGAAATGCTGTCTATATAAAGTAATTCTGAGAAAGATACTCCATAACCTTCTTCTTTTTCTTTAGAGTACTTGATTTTATTATTTCCTAAAGACCATATTCTATTTTTAAAATCGGCTACAACATCAGAACTTGGTGCAATATCGTTTTCTAACTCTCCAGAATTTGTATATAATATTTCCGTATCTGTTAAAATGCTAGCGTCAGATACAAATGTGTATATGTTTGAAAATTTTATGTTTGTGATAAAGGCTTGAAGATAGTAATTGCTTCCACCTAATGTAGTTTGGTAGATTTCTATGGCTACGTTGCCCATTGTGGACGACGCCTTAACAAGTTCTTTATCTGTTATACCAACTCCACCAATTAAAAGTTCATACGCATATGAAGCAGTAAGTGAAAATGTTTTAATTACTGGAGCGCTTCTATGAACATTTCCATAATTATCTGTCCATCTTGCTACAACAGCGAATCCGTAACTGCCTCCAGTTATAGTTCCTCCAACTACTCTCCGTACACCGTAAATAAAAGGACTATCGACAAAAGAAGCTTCTGAAAGTGTTGCTCCATCGTACAATTTCAATACAGGTCCACCTATATAAGTGCCAAATCTTGTAGTAGCATAGCTATTATTCTTACTATCAAAATTAAATGTTGCATAATATACATTTTGAAGCGCATCTGAATAAAAACTTGTTGGGCTGTAGTAATCTGAGTACCCTACTGTCAAGTTTTCACTTAATGTGTATGACAGTGTATTATTTATTACCATAGGGTCTCTTAATATGTTGTAGCCAAATGAAGGAACGTAGTTCAAATATTTAGAAACTCCAACAATGTTTTTGTATAAAGTGCTGGGATTAATATTTATCAAATAAAAAGTGCTATTTTGTGTAGCATATCCTTGGCCATAAACTTTACAAACTCCAAGATAAATATTGTTTGATAAAATATACGGTTTGGTTTGAATTAATCCTGATGTTAAAATGTCTGTTTGACTTGTTACAACGGAATTGTTAGAGTCTAATAAAGTTGTTGCATAAAGTGTTGTGTAGGTATCACCATTATCCGGACTTGCTGTTATTGTGCCAGACAGTGAGGTTTGATTAGCGGTGTTGTAGAATACATATGTATTAGTGTTGTCAGACACTGCTGCCAGTGCTAGTGTGGACCGTCCAGAAGCTGCTGATAGTAAAGTTGTTGCAGAATATGTGGAAGCTAATGAGGTATTTATACCTAAATGTCTAACGTCATGATTAGGAGTATCAAAACCACCTTGAAAATAAAATATTCTAAATCCGTTAGCATATTTGCATATATTTACGAAATATGGATTATCTGAGGAAACATCTAGCGTATTCCCTGAACTCACTACCCCTGTTTGGTTTATTTTACAATAGTATATTACCAGAGTACCATCTACATAGGCCATATAAATATTTCCATTGTATACCACAGTATCAAAAGCTAAATTAGATACAGAAGATACTAGACTAGTTATACTTCCTATAGTAATATATCCTGCATTCATAGTAATTAGGACATACGAAAGTCCTCCACCACTTGCATTAAAAATAACTAGGGCATATGTTTCAGAAATAACGTTTACTACTACTTTTGCGTCCGTAGCTATAGACGATATTGTAATTGCCTTATCATAAATTAAATTTCCTTCGTCAATACTTGTTATTTTTATTAACAGTTTTGGGCCATATGTCGAAGTACTATTGGATGATTTTAACGCTGCGCTGATTTTGTACTTAGAAGTTTTGTCCGATGCTGAGCTTATAACAAAATTAACATTGTTGAAAATATTAGTTTCATTGTACTCGCACTTTTTTAACGAATTATTTATATAGTTGTTAGCATCATTTGATATTTTTTTCCACTGGTCTTGTTCGGACGCATAATGATAAAGTTCTTTGTCGTCTGACAACAATACTGCATTAGTAGAACCAATAATTCTAGTTCCAGATGAAATATTAGACTGAGATGATTCTACACCAATTATTGACTTGCTTAAGTCTGTTCCTCCAGGACGTTTAACAAGACCTGGGCTTTTGTTGTACTTTAAATTTTCCACTAACTTGAAAGAAGTAGCGTTAAACTCATCAGATTTAGTGTCCATTCCTGAAGAAAGTGCTAAAGGTATTTTCTGTTTTTGTAATGGCATATATCACCTAAAAAATTAATATTGTTACAGTTACTGCCGCCGAACTATTTAGTACTATTTGTGTGTTTGTAATAGCCCCGTTCCATATGTTAGCATTAGCGTTTTTTTGCAAAATTAAATACCCTGTAGGAGCTTTTCCTAATTTGTGCTCTAATGTTGTGGAAGTGTTTATGCTTAAATCTTTGTAAATAACATTGTCAAGCACAGAGTTCTTCAATAAGCTGTTAAGCCCGTCTTCTGTATTCTGTTGAATAGTGTTTATTACACGCTGTAGTTGTTCAGAATTTTTAGTATCTGAAGATGAAACATAAAACTTGTTAAACTTCATTTCTACCTCGAATACCAGAGGTAGTCAAGGTTCTCAGCATAAATGTCAGAAATAGATTCGGATTTATCAGCATTTCTATTTTGAGCCATTACTTCAATTCTTCGTTTTAATTCTGCTTTTTGGGCGGCCAATACGGAAACGTCTGCTTCTTCTTTATTGGCCATTTTTATAGCTGCGTCAACAATAACATACTCAGAAAACTGATTTAGGTCATTAAGAGTATCACTGTCAGAAGAAAGTTTTGTTGCCACTGGTATATACCACAGTTTAATGCTATACACTCCTTGCGGAACTGGTGAAAATACTAGGTCAGAGCCCATTATTCTATATCTAAAGTTATTACCATATGCTAGATACGACAACAATTCATTTTTAGAATTACGTTCGTTAAAGTTAAAAGGCTGCAATGTAAACCACTGGTCTGTACCAACTCTTGAGTCAATTCCTCGTAGTTTATAAAAATCTGCAGGTAAAGCGTATGAGTCTGTTCCAGAAACTGTTGAGAATGTGTATTCTGTAATGAAGTATTCATTGTCATATGCAGCAATTAATAGGTCATGCAGCTCAGCAATAGAACCATTTATGTAATTAACCAGCTCGCTGTCTGAAACGAACTGGCTATTGGCCATATCTGCTCTATCTCTGGCTTGTGACTTGAGCTGCGCCAAAGTAATGGACATAAACTACTCCATTTCTTGCTCAGCAGCGTCCTCTTGCATGTCACAAATTTCCATAAGTGCTTTAAAGGCAGATACAATTTGTTTAGCATCTTTTTGCTCGATAGCTGCCATTAAGTCTTCTGCGGCGCTTTCTTCTGCAATAGAGTTATCTTGTTCTGCTCCATCTTTCATAGGAGCTTCTTCCATTTGTTCACCTTTAGGGCCAGCTTTGGCAATAATTAGAGCGGCCATCTTTTTCTTGTCTGGTTGCATAAGCATGTTTACTCCTTAGTAATTTCCTGTAACATTTTTTACGTCTACTTTTAACATAAATGAACTTCCATCTGGTGGATTTGTAGCAGTAGCGCCGGTTAATGATAAAAGTGACATCAACTTACTGGTTATACTTTGAGACTTTAGATTATATCTGATGTCTGCTGCAGTACTAGAATAGAAAATTGCCTTTGCAGATTTCAAATTGTAATATACATCTTCGAGTACAACGTCAAACGTTCCAGTTGCTGACCAAGTTACTGATGCAAATCCATACCCAGAATCTTTAGAAACTGAAATTGAACCTGCACTGAAAGTTGCTACTACAGCATCACCTTCTCCACCATCAGCTAGATTTTGTGCTCCGCCTCCAGTAGCTGTTTGTAATGCTCGCAAACTTGAAGCGTCTGTTACTGTAACTGTTTTTCCTGTTACTGAACCTGTGTTAATTAACTGAACCAAATTTGCAGTTGTTAGGTTTACTGGTGTTGCAGTATTATTTGTTCCATCGTTGGGAGTAACAGTGATGGTAATTGCTGCAGATGTTCCCGTGAATGCAACTAAAACTGTATTTGTTGGGTTAGCTGCTGCTGCTAAAACTTGAATTGTAATTGTATTTGTGTTTCTTGCAGGACCTTTTGCAACAGATGTAAATACAATATCATTTGTAAGGTCTGCAGTAGCAGTTGCGGCAACGTAAGTAAGTGTACCTTTGTAGTACAATTCCTTAACTTCTTTTTCTAAAGATTGTTTTAAATTAAATATTCTATTAGCCATTTTACACCTTACACAACATCTGTATTTTTAAGGTCAAACTTCAAGTACATTACTGCTCCACTAGATGGGTTTGTAGCAGATGCTCCAGTTAATGTATAAAATGACAATGTTTTTGCTCCGTTAACGTCTTCTTCTTTAAGTTGAATTCTAATATCTTCTCCTGTAGACTTAAGTAAAATACCTTCTACAAACTTTAAAGATACATATGCGTCTTGAAATGTTACTAGATATTCACCAGTACCAGCTTTTGATACACTAGCTACTCCATAACCTTCTGTTAAAGTTACTGCTCCAGAAGAGCCGAAAGTAAGTTTTGCGAAAATTTCTTTAACTTCTTTCTCTAGTGCTTGTTTTCTGTTAAAATTACGACTTGCCATGTTTAGTCCTTTTCTTTTAGTCTGGGGCTTAATTGCCGCAGCTTCTATATATGACTTTATTATATATTTGTGTACCTATACGGTTTTAAGCATAAAATTACTTATTATTTAGATGCGTATAAACTTTTCTAATATGCTCTTTAAAATCCTCTAAAGAACTGTTAGTTTTCATTAAATTGCACTTTGTGCAGCACGGTACAGAGTTTTCTTTAGTGTAACCTTATATTCTATTTGTCAAATAAAAAAGGCCAGTATTTTCATACCAGCCTTTACAGTTATTATATGCTAATTACTAAAAAGAAATAGCACAGTTATAACCAGGAGCGCTACAAGATAATTGGCCATAATCAAATTTGTTACTGATTTCAAGTATTTGTCTCAAAACCGGAGAAACCTCTTCGGATTTCTCTCAACGACTTCTTTTGTTATATCGTTGTTCAGACTATCGCATCCCTTTTGGGTTCTCTCACTTAGTCGTTCAGGCTGCTTTCGCTTGCCCCTTGTTGCCTGCTTCCAGGTTTCCAAGTCAATCAGAGAGAATTTTAGTTGGTCTTATGCAGCCATTTGCAATGTTAAACCAACGCGTAACTCAATAGAGTCAGCAGAAGCATCACGCAATTTATCAAGTCCGTCCATATTTAAAATTTGAGGAGCTTGACCGCGAGATAAAAGTTTCCAAGTATCTAACTGTAGTAAATATGCTTTATCAGCAGGACAATCTTGGTCAGCGATGACTTTGATAGGTCCTCTAGGGCCATTTACCACAATACCACGGAATCCAACATCAACTTCAGTTTTAAGGTCAATATATTGAACCTTGCTACCTAAGCTTTTTTCTAATTCAGCATATTTTTCATATGACATGAAGCAGTGAGTTGGTTTTCCGCCTTCTCTTGCTAATCTAGAAGCTGCAGAAATAAGAGCTTCTTCGATAGGAGATGCAGAGCCATCGTACTGAATACCAGCAAGTCTTGAAACGTCTACTGAACGATTAAGACCGAAAAAGCTGTCTCCACCAGAAACAGAAGCAGGTAACCATGCAGCTAAACCTTTAAGTTTAGAATCATAGTCTCCATCTCTGAAGATATAGTGGTTAGCTACTACGCTTGTAGCATCAGAAACAGTGATTGTTCCTAGGTTTCTATCAATAGCATCTACTGTTGGTTTTGTAGCGATAACAGAACCGCCACCGTCAGCAGTAGAAAAATTGATTTTCATACCAACTTCAAAGTGAACAATGTCAGCAGCTTGGCTTAAGTAGATAGTAGTACCAGAAGAATAGTCTGATTTTACTTTTCCGATTTTACCAGTACCAGAACCGTACAAAGAAATTGCTAAAGAGCGAGCTGCAGTAGCAAATGCGCCATCTGTTTCTAAAGTAACTGCGGACATAAATGCGCCAGAGTTATTTTTAGAAGCTAAAATAGTTTCATTGTCGATTGATGCTAAAGCATAATCTTTGTTTGTAGTGATGGTAAACTTTTTAATCTTTGAAGCAGTTTTGTTAGCTTGTGCGTTAGCAAAAGTAGCAGAAGCGCCTTGAGGATTAGAGTGGATAATAGGTTGAACATAGTTTTCACCTACAAAGTTTTCCATTTTTGGAACAAGTGCCAAAAGAGGGTGCAATGTGTTATCGTACTGGCTTTTTATCCTGTACTTCTTACTATTACTAGTAAGTTCAGCTTATATTTTCATCCTTACGGATGTCGGACACTCGTGGAGGTTTATATTTTGTTGCTTTTGCGAATATTTTCTAAAGACCATAATGGTTGTAGGTTTGTATAATGTAAGTATTTAGTAACTTCCTCATCATTATTAAAATCTACTAAAGAGAGTGGGTATATATGGTCTATGTGCCAACCATTTTTACCATAATTTTCCCAGGACATTCCCGGTTTAAATTTAGATTCTAAATATTCTCTTAATTCTAATAGAGAACATCCTAGTTTTTTTATCTTTTTAGGAACACGGGGTATATTTTTAGCCTTAGAAACCTTATTTATTCTGTTTCTTATGTTCCCTATTAATCTAAATTTTATATCTGTTTTTCTTCTCTCTTTTAATTTTATACGCCCTTTTCCGTTGGCATATTTCTTTTTATATCCATCTACTTTTGTCTTGTTTTTAGCTCGCCAATTCAAAATTCTATTTTTTACTTTTTCAGACCTATTCCTATGTTTTCTACAAACACCTATGGTATTGTCGTCTCTTAATTTTGAATTACAAACTTCGCAGTGTAACAATTTCATCCTCTAAGCGTTACGGTGACTAAAACTTTTTAGTTTTCTAGTTTACCTCGGTATTGTCCTTTACAGGATTTCCACCGATTTTGCCCGATGTTTACCTCCTAGTTTCCTAGAAGGGGGACCAATTTAATCCTGATAGACCAAGTTTTTGACTTTCTCGGGAGAGTACATTTGTTTTAAACCAGCGGCAAAACTGGTCATATTTAATTCAGCCATTTTTAATTTCCTTTTTGTTTATTTCAAAAAGCTGGGTTCAGAACCTATTCCCAAACCAATGATTTAGCAACTTCTTGAATTTCTTCTTCCCTAGATAGCTTTCGAGTGTTTCCCCTAGGGACCTGGGTAGACATTTCGTTAGAAAGCGTTAGACTTTCTTTCTTTTCGCTTTGTGGTGCTTGCGGCTGCTTATTTAGTTTTTTTGCTTTTAGTAACTTACTCGCTTCTTCTTCGAGATATTTTTCAGTGAAATCTGCAGCTTCTTTCAAAGATAAAATACGCCCGTGTTCTTCATAAAATTGCTCTACTACGTCGTATACTACGCCTTGAGCATTATTTAAATTTATTAGTTCATAGTCAGCAGAATTTTGTTCAATGAACTGAGAAATTTCAGCTTGATAATTTTGCTTAATTTCCTCTTGTCTTTCTAATTCTGCTTTTTCGGCAGCTTCTTGTGCAGCTTTTTCTTTTTCTGCAAGCTCTGCCTTAATTTTTTCAATTTCAGACTTGTAGCCTGATTCTAACTCAGCTTTAGTACGTTCAAGCAACATTTCTGGAGTTGGTCGTCCTTCATTAAGTTGCATTTCAGTCAGTTTTTCAAAATCGTAACCTTCTTCTTGTAATTTTGCCAATGGGTTTTTTCGTACTCCTGCTTTGTATTGTTCATACTCAGCCTTAAGCTTTTCGTTTTCTGCCTTAATAGCGTCTAACTGTTTTTGAAACTCAGATTGTTGTTGTCTAAACTGAGATTCTTGTTGTTTAAATTGCATTTCTTGCTGCTTAATTAGTTTTTCTTTTCTACTTAGGGCAGCAAATTTGCTCGAAAGCTTTTCATCTATTGGTTTTTTTGATGGGTCTTGATTTTGTGCGTTTTTTGGGTCGCTTGGATTACCATTTTCTGGTGTATTTGTACCATTTTGTGGTACTTCTTGATTTGCGTTTTGATTTTCTACAATACCTGACATGCCTGCTACTGACATTGATTCTGACATAAATTCTCCTGTTAACTTTTTAAGGACATTTTGCTAAAAAGCACATACTGTCCGTATATGTGCCTTCACTATATTTTTAATTATACTGCCGGTGTTGGTGCCGTAGGTAATAAATCAGATACTGGCGGCTGTCCTGGTTGGCCAGTTTGCAAAGCTTGCTGCTGGGCAAGTGCTGCCTCTTCTTCTGGTGTTGGGGCAGAAGCTTGTGCAATTAGTTCATTTGTCTCATCCATATATCTGCGCAAAAGGTCCAAAACTTCTTCTGGAGCACCTTCTGTTTTTAACTTTAAGTACGCATTTTGCATAATTTTTAATGCATTCGGCAAATTCATGTATGGCTCTGGGCTTGAATATTCTTGCTTGTCCACCATAAGTTCAATTTGTTTTTCAATAACGTCTACTTCAGCATTTACCATGTCATAGTATGCTCTAAGGTCCGGATAATCCAATAGTTTCATGCCATTGGCTTTGTCCAGTAATCCTGCTGCCATTAGTTCTTGCACTTCTTGCATTCTAGCTGCCGGTTCTTGCGACAATGCTGAAATTGGAAAACATTGGAGGACATACTCAGAATCTTCCAGCTCAACATCTTTCCAGTTTATTTTTTGTAGGAATTTACTTCCAGGTACTTTTACTTCAAAATTTCCAGTTTCTTCTGCAATTTCTTTAACAACAGCGATTATTTGTTTTGCAGCATCAATGGTACAGTTTTGATAATCTTGGCCAACTGCTGTAAATCTTTCAGTTTCAATGTCGTTATAGGCTCTGAGAGCTTTGCCTGAATTTAGTCCTTGTGGCTTTTGTGCTTGAGCTGATAATTGTGAAATTCCAATAATGCTGAATGCGCGTTGATAAAGTCTGTCTAAATGATTAAACAGGTCTGGAGGTATTGTGCCTAATTTTCCTTCAGTTGGAGGTGTTCCTGCATACTTAATAATCCCACCGATTTTGTTATTTAAGTGTGATGCTACAATTTTAGAACTTGCTTCTACAAATATTTTAGGAACTGACACTAAGTGCATAGACACTTGAATTGTTCTTAAAATTTTGTTCATTTCTAACTGAATTCCAGTAAGCTGCTTGGCAATCCCTTCTCCAAAAAATCCTACTGGAGATTCGTTCCATTTAAAGAACACAAACGGAAAGTAATCTTTGTTCCATTTTTCTTCAAATAGTGTTTCATTTGAAAGGTATATTCCGTGTATACCGTCTTTTTTATTTTTTCCAGAAGGAAGTTTCCAAGATTCAATAACAAGAACCATGTCGGCTTTATTTTCATTATATTGCCCAAATTCCTTAAAGTCAGAAATAGCCATATCAATGGCAGTAGATTTGTTTGGGAACATGGTCTTTAACACTTCTCTATGAATCCACTTTTTCTGGTGAAGTTGTCTTGGTTTGCCGTAGAAAGACTCTTTTTGGTCTACTATAATTTCTTCGATAATAACGTTTTCTATTTTAAGTTCGTTATCTTGTTTGTAAATCTTTATTGCACCTGTTCCCCAGATGCAGGCATGTTTAAATGCTGTGGTAGCTTTTTTATAAAAATCGGCGCCGTAAAATGCACCATCCATGAACTGTGTAAGTTTTATACCCTTACGCTTTTGAGACCAGTCTCCGCCATTTGTTAGAAAATACGGTCTAGGTTTGTTTTTAGTAATTTTAGATACGGCAGTATCAATCATACTTTGAACAACGTTAAAAGTTAGTCTGTTTTGAGTAGCAATAGTAGGCTCTACTCTAGCATATGTAAATCCAGACAAACTGTTAAATTCTGTTTCGCTATATAAACGTAAGTGTCTCAAGTTGTTTGAAGATACATAGCTTTGCTCGTTCTCCAACAGTTTTAAATATCCAAATAGTGCTTCTGGCTTGTTTTCTGCCTTATACCAATGGCTGGCATAAACTCCATTATTATTACTATACATTTATTTCTCCTTAACTATTTGAACTGTGAAATAGTAAATCGTCGTACTCTTTTTGGTCCATTTCTTCTTTTTCTTCTGCCCAAATTTTAGGGTCTACATCTTTTTCTTTTACTTCAATAGATGCTTCTTTTGTCACATCTTCTATAAAAGCGTAGTCGGACATTTCTAGTTTTACGTCCCCAATCTGCAGGACTTTAACTTTTTGTTTTCTAGCGAATAACACTAAATCCTTAATGTCTTCAATGCTTAACATCATTAGTAGCTCCTATTCCGATGTCCATATTATGTGCGCTTATTATATGCTTGTGTTTAATACCAGTCATCACTAGAGTCTGATATGCCGTCAAATACGTTATCATCTTCAAAAATGTAGTCTAGGTCGTCTTGGCTGACAACTTCCTCGTCTTTTTGCATATTTGCCTTTAATTGTTTAGCTAAAAGCATTTCTTGTTCATCTAACCATTCTTTGGAGTACTTTTCTGATTTTTTTTCTTTTTCTTTTTCAAAGTAGTGTTTAGCTTCTTTCCATGCGTACAGGGTGCTATCGTGTATATCAGAGTGTGTTCGGTCTGATACTTTTTTCACAGTCCCGTCATAGTCCCATACTACAATATAAGAATCTTCTTCAAACTTGCTATTTTCAAACGTTTTAAATCTGCCAGTTCTCAGGTCATCATTTAAAAGCTCAATAAACTCAAGTTTTCTTGTTTTGTCGGCAGCCTCTGCATTTATTCCATGACGATTTCTAATTTCTTCTTGAATTTTTTTACCAAGTGCTCCTGCGTCCATTACCATTTTTACTGGATTATAATATGCCTTGAGTTCTTTTATTTTTGTAACTAATGTAGTGATGTCTTGTTTAGGTTGAACATACTCCTCTACAAGATAAACATTGTTAGACGTGTAGTTATAGCCAATAACAGAAATGGCATCGGCATCGTTAAACCCAACGTCAATACCAAAAATATATGTTAAGTCAGACGGAAATGCCGAAACAATATTTTTCTGTTTGGAAAACTTGAAAACCAGGGCATTGTCGTCCTTCACCCATTCACCAAGTGCTTCTCGGCGGTAGGTTGGGTCATTTTCTGTAATACCTTTACGTTCACGCTCTTCTCTTAAAATATCGGCTGGCTCCATGCCTGACTTTATCTTAATCCAAGGATTTTGTAACAACGTCCATTTATGTTTGCCAACTTTGCTATTTGAACGTGTTGCCATTTCATAAAAGTATCCGGCAAGTACTGGCCCAGGTGTTCCGGTAAGGCAGAGAGTACCATTAACGTCCTTCATTGCCCAGCTTAGTACGTCTTCTACCAGTTCTTTAATGTGAGATTTAAATGATTGTGCTTCATCTATGTAAACCTTATGCAGGGACATTCCTCTGAACTTTTCAATTTCGCTGGCGTCTTTGGCTCCAGATACATATAACATTGATTGAGTGTCTAGAAATTTTATAGAAAGTTCCTTATTATTTATCTTTACAGGAATCTCATATTCTTCTACAATTTTTAACAAAGTACGCCAAATAATGCGTTCGGCAGATACGCGACTTAGTGTAATGTACAGTACGGTGGCATTTTTTATGTTCTTGCAGGTATCTATTAGGTCTGCAGCACAGGCTTCTGATTTTCCGGCCCGCCTGCTACATACTGCTGTTTTGAATTTAGACGGGTCTCTGATAAATTTAAGCTGCTCATCAAAGCAGTATTCGTTTATATCAAAAACTTTTTTGGTTTTCTCAACCTCAACCTTTTTAGCTCGTTTTTGAATTTCGGCTAAAATGGCAGCCTTATTTAAATTTTTTAATTTAGCCTCGTCTGCCACTTAAACCCTTAAATATCTCTAAAATTAGTTGGTTTTTTTGAATTTACTTTTTGTTGTTTAGGTTGCTCAGGTTGTGTTAATTGTTCAACTGCAACCTCTTCTTTATCCTTAACATAATTTATGTAAGCAATATTATTCCAGGTAACTTGAGTAGCTTCGTTTTCATTTTCTAACATTGCTCCATGCTCATTTATTGATATTTTTAAATCAGAGTCATCTACTCTCATTGGTTTAAATTCTGGACTCATTACAGAAGTCCATTCTGTACCTTTAAATCTTACTGACTGATAAAATTTTACCATTTTAATTTTCATGTTTGCTCCTATTTTATAATTTTTAACTTTTTAGCTTCTTTATAATCAATGTACCACTCTTTTTGTACTATTTTTGGCAGTACTTTTTCAAATGGCATTTTTAATAGCTCTGAAATTGTTAACACATATTTTTCATATGTATATTGCTCTTGCTGAACTTTTAATAATAGGTCAGAAACAGTGTACCTACCATTATTCATTGTAAAATTGTATTCATGAACCATTATTTTAGCATTTTTATCCATTGTCTTAACTTTTCCAGAAAGAAAAATAAGACCTGCGGCACTATAGCATTTAGCTTGGCAATGTGTCTTAATATTTTTTTGTTTTACAAAGTCCATTATGTTATACATTTCATACATTAGGCCTCCAGTAGAGTCTATAGATAACGTAATGTCTGATGTATTGGCTAGTGAATAATATTCTTTTTCTAGGTTTTTTAAAGTGCCTTCCCTAATACTATCATTTAAGTAAATTGTATATGCACTTGACAGTGTCGAAAAAAGTAAAATAAATAATAAACTACGCATTTTCGCTCCCTTTCTTGGCTTCTGCTAAAAGTTCTTCAAGATGCTCAACACTTTTTAAAATTTTTTGTAACTCCATGTAGTCTTTGTTCAAAACTACTAAAGTAGCATACATATCTACATATTGTCGAGCAAGCTCGTTGTGACTAAATTTTTTAGCTTCTCTCTTCATACGGGCCTTTAACAGTTCAATTTCTTCTGGGAAATAGTCTGCAGGATTTATTTTTTCTTCCTGAATGTTTTGTTCAATGTTTGCTTCAGTCATTGTTACTCGCTTTCGTTTGTTTTGTTTTCTAGCTCTAATTTTATTTCTACCAGTTTTTTATTTGGTGGTTTTATTAGTGGGCTAAATTTTGGGTTTATCAACAAATATGGGTTATATAACATGTTTAGATTTTGCATTACTTTATCGCAAATTTTAGTGTGATGAGTGTAAAATCCAGCATGCTCACATTTAAAGTCGGCGTGGTCTAACAGTGTTTTAAAAACTCCCAGGCCTCTAAAAAATTGTTTAACGTATGCATAGTGAAGGACAAAAATACCATCAATGTAATCGTAAACAATGTAGCCGTACAGGTTTTCTGGCTTATCTAGCTCTTGGGCTACCAGTACCTTGGAGCGTACTAGTAAACTGGTAATAACTTCATGTTGGTTAAGCGTGTAAATTTCTTTGGCCACACTTTCCATTTGTCTTGACCTGTAGCCAGATTTAATCCAGGAGTTTAGAACAAAATTATGCTCTTCTGGAAAAATTTCGCGTACAGCTATTGGCAGTTCAAATTTTGAATCTGACATACTATTTATTTTCCTTTTCGTTTAGAGTAGTGTTTGCAAGCTTTAGCAGTTCCTCATCTGATAGGTCTGCTAGTTTGCCAGTTAAAGCCGCTTGCTTAGCAAGTGCTGCTTGATGTGCCTCATAGGCAATTAGTGTTTTAAAAAAGTCGTTTAGTGCCTTTAGTTCTTTTTCGTCCAGTGAATAGTTGTTGTTTACAGAGCGAACGCGAAGTTTGGCTAATTCGGTGCCTATTGTGTTTATAGCAGTGTTTAAGGCCGAAGATACTGAATGGTACAGTTCCAGTTTTTCCGGAGTATGTTCTTTCTGATTTGTCGGTAGGGAAGATTCGCTAACAGGGATTTCAGACGTAGCAGTGGGCTTTATTTTTATTTTTGGTATATGCCCTTCTGGTTTTTTAATATGCGCCATAAATAATCCTGTTAGCTTTTTTAGGACATGTTTTACATATCCACATATGTGCCAACACTATATTTTGACGCGTGTTGCAAAAAAGATACACCTGGCAATAACTACAAGGTGTTGTAAAAAAGACACACATAGGATAAAAAAATCCCCGAGACAGCCAAAGGAGGGGAAAGACTGTTCGGGGCAAACTTTATTGTTTATTGGGACAGCTATGTTTGTGTTTTTAGATTATGCTAAAAATTGTACTATGTCAAGCACTATTATAAAAATTATTGCTGTAATTATTAAATCGTATCTTCCTGTTAAAATTAGATGTTTAATGGCTATCGTTACGGTTTCTTTAATTAATAGGTCTAGTATAATCATTTTTTATAGATTTCCTAAATTTTATTTATAGATAGCATTATTGCTATTATGGAAAACTTTTTATTTCCAAATACTAAATGTTAAAAAAGCAGTGGAAAATTTTACATTATTTTGCCAGGTCTCATATATTGCAGATGGGATAAACACGCCAGAGTAATGTCCTTAATACTCCAGAGTAACGTTGATACGGGCTGGAGTAATGTTTTTTTCGGCTGCGGAGGAATATATGCGACTTGAGCGTTACCGTATAACTTTTGAAACTTGTAACATATTGAAATCATTCAGGAGTAATGTTTCGGAATTACTTTATTACTTTAATCTTATAAATATATATATATTATGTATAATATGCAGGGTTTTGGCCAAAACTATGCAGATATTGCCAGTAATTGCCGGTTTTATAGCCAGACCAGCTACCGTAATGTTTTTCTATACTCCCGGCCCGGCCCACCGGAACCTGCCCGCCCTGCCACCCACTGCCTTTCTAGCCTATCTGCAATATATGCGATTTGACCGATAACTGCAGACAATGCCGAAAACTGCAAGCTGACATAAACTTTTCTTACAGCCCATCTGCAATAGGTTAGACTTGGTAAACACAAACTGCAATTTTCTTAAATGCAAACTGACACGCACGATAAAATACTGGCGGTTTTTAAATTTTTGCATTTTTATGTTATTATACGCAATATATTTGATTTGAATATAAGAAAAAATGTTGACAGCATCAATGTTATTCTGGCATGATAAAAATATGGGAGTTCTATGAACTTTGAAGTTGAAGTTATAAAAGAAACTAATGCTAAATATAAAATATTTTGCTACAATGCTGAACTTGCAGCAAAACTTAATAGGCTAGTCAAGCAGTATGATTATAAATTTCAGCCTGGAGATGAAGCTATCTTCAAGCTTACAGAAGACCAATACAAGAAATCTCAAAAATACTTGAGAAATTATCGTTAGGGCCTATCCGGCCCCGATTGGTAACGTTGTTAAAATTTCTTTACAATCATTTTCTAATCCAAAGTCTGCCGCGAATGCCGGACTATAGCTCCATGTAAACTCAGTGTCTACCATGGTATAAGCTTCATTTATGCCAATCATAATATTTCTTTTGGCCATGAACTGCCTAAACCGGTCAGCATTCTCAAAATAGAATTCCCGGGTTTTACCCATGTGAGAAACTCTCATAATATACCCCAAATGTTTTTTCTCAATGTCCCCAGGGTCTTTTCTGGCATAAATCATAATGTTATCTGGACCTAACTGGTCTAGTTTGTCCTTGTAAGCCTCTTGTTGCCACGCTGGCCTCTGATATTCCGCTGTTGAATCATTTTGAAACATGTTTTACAATCTCCTTTTGAGACAGAATAGCACAACTTTACGGCAAACACAACCAAAAAATTTCTGTTTAGGTTTTTAAAATGTACTTTTTTCTAAAAATAAAAATGTTTTTTCTTGACTAGCCTGTCTTTTTATGCCTGCTATGTAAGTTGTGTGTAAGTTCTAAGTCCGAATGGGGATATAGGGTATGTCTATATAAAGCCAACCAAAATAAAAAATGTCCAATTCTAGCCTCCCCCAGGCCCCCACATTGCACTACTAGCAAGACCCATGCCAGTTACTGGCCCTCAAATTGCATTAGCAAGATTCATGCCATACTCTGGCCCCGATATTGCATAGCCAAGGCGGCACGTTTCTTGCATTATTAGCAAGGTTTAGGCCAGTCACTGGCATGGAATTTGCATTATTAGCAAGGTTTAGGCCAATGCCTGGCACGTTTTTTGCAGTTTTGACCATTTTTTGACAATTTGAGGCTTGGGAAGGCTGGGATTGGCGGGGAATGGCAGATGTTGGCACAGAAAATGGAGATTCACCTATGCTTTCAACAACTTACAAGCCACTTTCAATAACTTACAAGTAACTTTCCACAACATATTAGGCAATTTCTGCCTTTATCACCAGTATTGTCTACCAGAATTTTACTTTGTCACCAGTATTCTCTTACAGAATCTGCCTTTATCACCAGTGATTGACAACACTACTACCATCATTATATATGCAGACCAGCAAACTCCGATAAATACCAGAAAATGCATCAACTTGGCACACTATGCCATTGTAGCACTTTAAACTGCATGTCACTTCTACACACACTGCTTAAATCATGTGCAGCATATATTAGCCGCCACAGCCCATCTGCAATATATGCGATTTGAAGCATGGCCGCTAAAATGCAACGATACTTTATTATAACAGCTAACAAAGGAAACAAAAATGACACAAAATCAAGCTTGGACCCTAATGATAATTTTAGCCGCAGCTTGTCTCGTAACAATACCACTACCAACGCTTATTTTCTTAGTTGTTGCAGTGTTTGTAAAATTAGGATAATATAACATTATAAAGAACGTAAAACAAAGGAAACCAAAATGACGCTACGCAAAAACTGCAAATGTTGTAACAAAGAAATTAACACTAAAAACGCTACATCACTTGGCCGCAACGAGGTTGGCTTATGGCTGAATTGTCAATGCGGTACAACAATATTGATGACCTTGAGGCCGAAGATTGACAATGAGCTCGTAGAACTGTTCAAGTCTGTATTACCAGAGTTTGAGCAGTTTCGTAAACAATTGAAAAAGGCGGGCTAACATGAGACTAATGTTATATGCACTGACAATCGCGGCAATTTTTGGCACAATCTACTTAATTGCAACGGCGGCTTCTGTACTAATGATGTTAGCCATGCTTGCCTTAATGCTTTATTAAACACTGCTAGAGTAATTACTCTATACTGACAATATGACAAACTAACCAGAAAGGAACGTGAATATGTTGACAATTAAAATGATAAAACAGCAACTCAAAATGATACAAGCTGAAAAAGTTTCAATATTGAACACAACTAAAGATTTCTGTAGACTTTTGGAATTAAAAAATGCAGAATTATATTTAAGCAAAGAGTTAATAACAATGTTAGAAACTCAGTTGAACAAGAAAAACAATTTAAAAAGAGGGGCGTAACATGAAACAAGAAATTAAGAACAAACTAACAGCAATATTTTTTCTACTAATGCTAGCAACTTTCGCAAGCTCAGTGTTCGTAGAGATTTCACAACCAACTAGTGTTTACATTGCAATGTCAATTTTGAAATAAAGTTTAAAACATTTAATAACAAAGGAAAACAAAAATGAGACAAGAAACGATTGTAAAAACATATAAATATTTTGAAGAATTAACTCCAGAACAACAGAATAAAGTGATTGAAAAATATCACGATATAAATAAGGACAGTTGGGAATTTGATTACGAAATAATGGAACAAGAGTTTATAAGTAAACTTGAAGATTTAGGGTATTCTAATATTGAAATTCAATACACGGGTTTTTATTCACAAGGTGATGGCGCATCTTTTACGGCTAAACATGGTGACAATGAAATCTACAGGGTAAATCATCACTATAGTCATTCAGATAGTGTATCGTGTGATAATAAAAATTTATTAAATGATGCAAGACAACTTATGGATGCTTTTTATAAAGAATTAAGAAATTCATACATATATTTAAACTCTAAAGATGCCATCATTGAAACAATTTTGGCAAACAAATATGAATTCGACATTAACACTTTAAAAATAGTTTAAACAAAGGATAAAAACATGAAAACAAAATTTATCATTGAAGACTGGGCCGGAAATATTTTGGACTTTAAGGGAAATTTTAAATTACCGCAATTTGCTGTCCCAATGGAGTTCTCTTCTTTTGATGATGCATGGGAATACATTGATTCAAACATTGATGAAAACAGTCACGACGATGTTTTCGCAATAGAAAAGGTAGGTTAACATGAAAACAAAAAATAAATACACTCCAGGTCCTTGGACAAGTTTGTATTTTACAGAAAGTACGACACTAATCAAAGCTAAAGGTCACAACAAGGCAATAGCCGAGGTACGTGGGGACAATATCAAGCCAAATGCTCAACTTATTGCCGCAGCGCCAGAAATGTTTGAGGCACTGATGAAAATATATACAAAATTATGTTCTGAGCAGTTTCAATACCTACAAAATGACTTTGAAAATGAGTTAATTAATATCGAAAAAGCTATTCAAAAAGCAAGAGGGGAATAATATGAAAACAAAACACACGCCGGGTCCTTGGATAGTAGACAATAAATGGGAAGCGTTGACTATTAAAAATATTCGGGAAATGCCTATGAAAAATGGAACTATTGAAGAAACTATATTGGAAATAGCTCAAGGTTTTATTCCTAACTCTAAAAATCTTGCTCTTATTGTCACAGCGCCAGAAATGTTTGAAGTTTTACAATTAGTGGGAACTATAGCAAATATTTCTATTGAATTATCAGACGCGGATTATAAAAATAGAATGAATAGAATATCTAAACTTGCAACTGATATTTTAAATAAAGCAAAAGGTGAATAATATATGATTTTTCAACTTGTAAAATATAAAAATAAATGGGCCATCTTTGATACACAATCTAAAGAGTATTATTTTGGTAAAAAACAAGACTTAATAAAAAGAATAACCATTTTAAATAAAGGGAAATAAATATGAAATACCCAAGCTATACAATACCACAAAGTAAAAAATTACAATCGGCTTTATTTTGGTACCATCTTTTTAATTCGAGTGAATCTTTTTTAATTAAGTTTTGTCAATCTAATCTTGGAATGAGGTCATAACATGAAAACAAAGGAAATAAAAATGGAAAATAAATACTATATTGTACAAAACAACATGTTCACAGAATATACAGACAAGACTTTGGCCGAATCAATATACAGTCTAAGTAAACAAGCCAGTCTAATTGAGGTTTTGACGGACAATAAAGCACTACTATTTAATAGAACTTTCGATAACCCCGTATCTTGCGACAATGTTAATCACGCGCTGTATTTAGCAACCAGCTTAACAAAGAGGTCTTAAGTGAAACAGCGCAACAAAGTAATACTGCAACAAATTATTTTAAAATCAGTAAAAGACAACCAAGACTTAATTAGAGTTGAACTATACAGGTCTGATTTCCCTCTTAGGTGGAATGACAAGCTGCGTAGAGACAACTTTCACTATATCGCACTGAAGAAAGTATTGACTGAATATCCTGAACTAAACGGTAAAATTTATTAACAAAGGAAACAAAAATGGAAATAGGCTTTCAATATGAACAATATGACATCACAATTAGTTTAACAGCTACAGAGATTGACGGCTCGGATTATGAATGGTCCATTGAGTCTATCTATGACAATGATTTGAGCATGGATGTTGACATAGAGCAGCTTCCGACTGCAATCCAGCAAGCTGTTGAAAAACTAGCCGAATCAAGGGCAAGTGACAAGGCTTGTGACGCTGCTATTGACTGGGGTCTATCTAGAGCTGATTATTTATACGACTCTAGAAACGACTAGTTAACATTATCTACCGCGCTGTCAAAAAATTTTAACAATGGAACTAAAATGAAATATAAAAGCTTAAGTGACATTGACACCGAACTAATGGACCTAAACGACTTTAGCGAGGCTATACAGGCCACAACGTCAAAAAAACACTATTTAGACCAATGTCCGGACATATCACCACAACGTTTCAATGAAATAGTGTTACAAGCAATTGCAGAGTTTAATAATAAACAAAAAGAGGCTCAAATTGATACTAAAAAATATAAAAAACAAAGCGCCTAAAAAACCTAAACCTGAGCCAAAAATGCTGTTTAAACCAAAAAAAGGAATCAAAATGAAATTATATATAAACGTAGAATTAGAGTCCTGGGGTCAAGTGTCTGCCTTTATAAATGTTGTTAACGGCCTTTTATCAGTTAAAAGTATTGAGCTACTACAAGAGCCTTTTATTGAAATAAATAATGGACATAGCTTTTTAGAATATAAAAATCTTTCAAGTAAAGATGTTAATATCATAAAAAACCGCTGTTCATATGTTTTAAATAATAGGCTGCAATAAATGTTTGATACACTGTCTCATTTTGATACACTGTCTCATTTTGATACACTGTCTCATTTTGATACACTGTCTCATTTTGAGAATATAAATCGGTAAAAACGCCTAGAAGGAAAACCTTGGGGACACTTTTGTAAAAAAATGAAAATTAAAAATTAACGGCTAGAAAAAAAGTTTTTAAATTGAAAAAAATTAAATTCTAAACCTGCAACTAACAGGGGTCATTGTCGACCCAAGGTCAATAACTGTCGTCGTGATAACCAGGCAAAAAAGTTTCCAAATCTTTAAATTCTGCCCATGATTTAGGGTTTGCAGTATAACTATATTTAAGATACATCATATATTTTGAAAATATATAAAAATCTTTTAGAAACTTTTCCTTAATTATTTGAACTTTCTTAAAGTAAAATATAAGTGAGTTTGCTCGTTCAATGTTTTTCAATCTTAATTGACGCTTCAAATACTTGTGACCTTGTGCTACCGTGTAACCATCGCAATAAAGCAGCAACAATATTTTTATATAACTACGCTGTCTAAGACTAAGATGGGCAAACTCTGGAAACTTAAATCTGTTTTGCTCACAATAGTGTTTCAACATTGTGAAATATTCAACAGTTTCTTTTACAGTGTTTGAATTTTCCTGTGAAACAAGAAGGTCATCTTTGGCATGCGACTTTGCCAGCGGTATCTGCCTCTTTGGCCTATCGTTTTCACCAAGTACCTTAAGGCCTTCATTGGCCAATATTTTATCCCAGTATTCCACACTGTTAACATCTTTTGAAGAATCTTCCATGTAAACCTCTGGGGCATCATGCCCTAGAGTACATGGTACAGCATTAAACGTGCCAATGTCAATTACTTTTATAAATTTTATTCAAATATGCCAAACATTGTCCTGGCATGTTTCTATACCCAATGTTATACCGACATGCCCAAGTTCGCGGCTCTTTTGCCTTAAACGCCTTCCTAAAGTCCAATAACACTAATGCACCGGCTACAATATTAGCAGCATCGTGGTTCATGATTACCGACCTATTCCAGCCATGCGCCTTAATATTACTTTTATGAATTTGCATACAACCAGCATCTCCTGTGGTTTTGTTTAGCTTAAATTTACAATATGCAGATTCCTGCTTAACAATGCCCAACAACAATGTTTTATCCAGCCCATAATGATTTGCAATGTTTGTTATAAATTTCTCTAATGCCTGTTTATTCTGAAATGAATATGCACTACCAGGTCCTTTCTGTTTTAACATAGTTTCCAGTTTAATAACCTGTTCTGCAAAAGTTACAGGTTTTAAAGTCCCGGCACTTAGTGTTTTAAATATAAGTAACATGTACAATATACTTTTCATATTACCTCCAAATGTCATAGTGACACAAAATAAACCTTTTGTCAAATAGTATAGAAAGTAATTACTCTGACATATTTGCGCTATAAGTAACAATTACTGTCAAAATATGCAAGTTATTGGCAAAACCCTGCATATTATACATATTATTTATATATTTATATGATTAAAGTAATAAAGTAATTCCGAAACAGTACTCCGCTGTAATTTCAATATGTTACAAGTTTTCATAAACTATACGGTAACGCCCATCTGCAATATAACGTTCCTCACGACAAAAAAGTATTACGGCAACATTAATTTTGGGTATTGACATGCGTAATGTTTTGTAGTAATGTTAACCTAAAGGAGTTTTATGACAATATCTCAAGAAAACCTACAAAATTTATTTTGCAAATCCTCCAACAGAGGGTTAACAAAACTGGCATCCAAATGTTTAGAACACGGCGCTGACCCGACAGCCAATGATAACTACGCCGTTCAATCGGCTAGCAGCAACGGATATGTAGCAGTTGTAAAACTATTGCTAGAACACGGCGCTGACCCAAAAGCCGGTAATAACTACGCCATTAGATATGCTAGCAACAACGGACATGCAGCCGTTGTAAAGCTATTGCTAGAACA